ACGCGCTCTTTGACCTCCTGGAGGTCTTTCTCCTCGTTGTAGGACCGGGCCTTCTCCAGGCGACCGAGGAGACGGTCGAGGTTCGAGAGCTGAATGCGCGCCTCCACGTAGTCCATGGGCGGGGAAGACGACTCACCGGTGGGCTTCCACCGGAGGGCCGCCTTGGCCAGCAGGGGAGCGATGTCGTAGGTGAGGCCATCGTAGGGGCCGTCGTAGTCGTCGATCTCCCAGCCGACACGCCAGTCCATCAGAGGCTCGCCGATCCAGTCCGAGATGAGAGACTGGGAGGGTTTGCCGCCGCTCTTGGCTGCGTCCTCGGCGATGGCGTTCATCAGGGTCGTGTCCTGACTGAGCACCTTGACGATGGCCGCGACGGTCCCCTTCCGGCCTCCCTGAGGACCACGGACCTGCTTGAGGGCCTTGCGGACGGCGTAGGTCACCTGCCCATAGATGCTGCCTTCGAGGATGTTGGCCGCCCGCGTGAGGACCGCAGCCACGGTTTTTCGCTGCTTTGCATTCATTTCTCAGAACCTTTCTTTTGCCACGGTGCGTCAGGAAGCCTGACCTTGAGAGACTCCTGTGCCTGAGGAGGAGCCACAAAGTCTTCCTCGGGGGCGATCTTGAAGACCCCATCACCCGGGTCTGCTGACATCATCATCCCGCCAGGAAGCTCAAAGAGCTTGGCCTTCTTTTGACCCTTGGGCGGTGAGACGGTCTGAGGCGCCGCCACAGTCTTCTGCGGCGTTGCTGCGTCCGCCACCTTGGGCTGAAGAACCCCTACACAGACGGCTTCCAGAGATCCGAGCCGACCAGACATCTCTGCGATGCGCACATCGACCTTGTTGGAGAAGTCCTCCAGGGCCATGGCCTGGACGGCGTAGTTGTCCTTGGCCACGGTCTCGTCCGCTTCTTTGATGTAGGAGGCGTAGAGACTCTGAAGGAAAGCGACGATGACGACTACTGTCGCAGCCCACTTCTTTCCTTTGTCCACAAGCTCATGGAAGTCAAAGGACTTGTTGTCCTTCTCCCCCGGCTCTTGAGTCTCTTCAGTGGTTCCCATGCTCTCAGGTTGCCAAACAGGCACCCTTTCGAGAGCGAGGTTTGATCTATGGCTTTCCCGACGAACGCAACTGGTGGTGGTACTTCGGCCCAGGTGATTGCGCCCAACCTTGCGCAACATGCCCGAGGAATCGGGGTCGTCTTCGAGGTCGATTTCTTCGATGACGCGCCGAACAACACCATCCCTGCCGTCCCATCGAACCCGGCTACCTACCCGGCCTGGGCCATCGTGGACCCGTCCGGCAACCAGGTCACCTCTGGCGTTGGTACGCCTGGATCGAATCCAGGCCGATGGAACGCGAGCTGGAATGTACCTCCCGATGCTCCGCTGAGCACCCAGTCCAACAAGTGGCGAATCGTGTGGAACATGGTGACCCAGACCGGGCGCCAGCTTCAGCAGACCTTCCCTTTCGATGTCATCGAGCTGCGGACCCCCGACACCCTAGAGGATGTGCGGTCGCACTCCTACTTGTGCTACCAGGGAAACTCTGAGCGCCTCATCCTCCGGCTCCCCCGCCGGCCCGATGAGCTGAGTGTCCAGGGCTTCAAGAGCACGGCCCTCTCCAACCCCTGCCCGGAGGACACGGCGGCTTTCTCGGGCTCGCTGGCGACCTCCACCATCACGGAGATCGAGGAGCAGAACCTCTTCGTCTACATCTTCGACACCCCGGCCCTCACCGGCCTGGGCGAGTACCAGATCGTGTGGAACTACCGCCAGACGATCACCTCGCCTACCGAGACCACCGTCCAGCGGCTCTTCGTGCCGCCCCGGGTCTTTTGGTCGCTGAACCCCTCGCTTCGAGTCCTGATCGACAAGCTCCAGAAGAAGCAGGGTACGGTCCACGCCTACACAGACGCTGACACGTTCGAGTATTTCCAACGTGGCATCGGGATTCTCAACGGCACCACCCCGGCCACCAACTGGGACCTGACCACCTTCCCCTACGCCTCGACCACCACCCGGTTCCTCATCGAGGCTGCCGCGCTCTGGGCTATGAACGCCCAGCAGATGCTGGCGGGCGAGCTTCAGTTCTCGTTCTCGGGCCAGACCGTGACCCTGGACCTGGACCAGACCGGCATCTACGGCGAGATCGCCCAGCGCCTCATCGAGGACCTGACCGGAGAAGGCCCGGGCTCGTGGCCCAAGACCAAGGTGGACATCTCCCGCCAGGTCGGCCCCATCGCCCACGTCGGCAATCGCCTACTCGGGCGCTACGGCACCAACCAGTACACCTACAAGGTGTGGTCCTCCGACGTGGGGGCAGGATCACCTACCATCTTCGAGCAGTATCCCGGCCCTGGAGTGAACGTCGGGTTCACCCTTACGGACGTCTGACAGGACAGACACACGGGCACACGACTCAGGTGGGGGCCTGGGAAGGGGGTACCCATGTTCGATTGGTTTCGCCGCCTCTTCCATGCACGGTCGTCCGTGCGCTGGATTCGCAAGGAGCACGAGCAGGAACGCCGAACCGCTATGAGGCTTGGTTTCCTGGTCAAATCGCACGAGGTCGATGCCACCGGGCAGCTCTACCTCGATGTCATCGTTCCGCACCCCAAGGACATCGGAACCATCCTGCTCGTCGGGATGGACGAGAAGGTCTACCTGCACCGTAGTTCGAAACGAAAGGGTTGCTGGCAAGCGTCCTGGATGCGGGGCGGCGTAATGACCGGCAACGACCGCGAATACCGTCAGCTTCAAGACGCCCTCGACCGGCTCCGTGAGAAGGGTTACGTGATCCACTCGTTGATGACCACGACCGGTGAGTTGCGGGAATAGCGCACACTGACGCATGGACTCTGCACAGCGCCGTCAAATCGCCCGGGCCTTGAGGGCAACCGCCATTGCCATTGCTCGAAAGAGCGCCCCCGGAGTGAGTCTGGACCTCCGGAAGCCGGTGACCGTGGACGACCGGCTGATCGAGTCGCTCAAGTCCGACCTTCGGAAGATGACGAGGCTCTACAAGAGCATCCCCTCGACGGACTCGCCTGAGGCCAGGAAGCAGTTCTGGCATGTGCGCGACCTGTTCCACACCTTCCACGACAACGTACATGACTTGGTTTTCAAGCAGATTCTCCACAACAAGAAGGACTGGGAAGCCCAGCACACCTTGAGGGAGAAGACCGGGAACTTCTTGGCTGCGCTGAAGTCCGGTGGCTGGCAGCGTGGGTCCGGGACCATGTTCCCGACCCGCTATCAGGAGGGGGGCCGGGGCACGCCTGACTTCTCCCATCTCGCCCGGTTCCAGGCCCAGAACATCCGGCGCTACCAGGGCGCTGCCCGAGAGTTCTTCGAGTGGCTTGAGTGGTGGGCTGATCTTCAGGGACGGCTTGGGAAGAGTGCCACGGCTCCGGCAGTGGTCGAGACGACCAACATCGGAGGGTTCCCGATCGTCATCCACAAGGGCGATGAGAAGGAGTGGATGGAGAGCTGGGGGAAGACCTACGACGAGTCTCTCACGAGGGTCCTGCCGGCCATCAGGTACATCGCCCAGAAGATGAAGCAGGCGGGGCTCGACCAGGCCCTACGCACCATGACCATCCACATCAACTTCAACGAGAAGGCGGGTGGGGATGCCGCTGGCGACTACGACCGATGGGCGGACAAGTTGACCATCTACCCATGGGGATTCACCGACGTGAAGACCCTGGAAAGAGTCCTCATCCATGAGATCGGTCATCGCTTCTACTACCGGCACCTGAATCAAAAGGCCATCGAGCACTGGGAGCAGACCATCAGGGACAAGCGGGCCTGGATGACTGAGGAGGCGGTTGACGCTTGGGTCGATGAGGTCATCGTTCCTCTGCACGCGGCGAATCCTTCCTACTCGGTGGATGACGTGGCGCGGAAGACCGAGCAGGTGCTCCGGGGCCGAGATGAGGTCACCCAGGCGCGGTATCGGCACTTGGCGATGAACGCTTCCGCTGGCCGGGAGCCAGAACAGGCGCGGGACAGCATGAAGACCTTCCACGGGAAGGACCCGGTGCTGGTCGAGTACGTCACGGACTATGGCGCCACCAAGCCCGAAGAGACGTTCGCCGAAGCCTTCCAGCTCTACATCATCAAGGGGCCGAGGCGGCTTGGTCCATGGACTCGCCAGTTCTTCAAGGAGATCACCCGCTCTGGCGGCGCTCAGGTGCGGTCCTCGGTAGTTCAGGCAAAGATCCAGCGACCACCCCGGGACATCGAGAAGCAGCTCAAGATTGCTGTCAACACGGCCAAGGGTCTCAAGAAGCTCCTGAGTCGTCCCGAGATGGCGGACCTCTTCGACTACTACCTCAGCGACGACCCAGCTTACCTGGTTGACCAGATCGATCGCTACCTTGGGGAAGTGCCCGCAGTGCTCGCGGAGTACGAGAGCGCCCTCGACAAGAAGGCGGAGGACGCGCGCTACTTCCCGTTTTCGATCGTGCAGCTCGGCGCCCTTGACTACTTCCTCAAGTGGTCAATAGCGCTTCCAAGGGCCGTGAAGGCATCGAAGACTCTGAGCAAGAGCCTTCAAGAGCTTCTCGACAACATTGCGGAGAACGTGGACCCCTCTTGGGAGCCAGAGAAGAACAAGGATGCGCTCCAGACCTGGAGCCTGGTGGAGCAGGAAGTCCGCAGGGCCATGCCGGCCATGGACATTCAGTCTCTGGCCAGCCAGCTCGAAGAGTTCAAGCGTCTTCAGTACGACAAGGCGCTCCCGGCCCACGAAGACATCGAGACGCTCTACCACGCCTCAACGAATGCCGCTGAAATCGCTCGGAAGGGCTTCTCCAAGGAAGTCCCGCGCACTGGCGGCCTGGGCGGCTCACAGCAGGCTGGGGGTGACAAGCGCGGGATCTCGTTCACTCACGACCTCCATGCTGCCAAGGAGATCGCTCGGGCACTCAAGGAAGTGGTGATGATCGCCAACGGGCAGTACACAGGCCCGCAGCTCGTGCGTCACATCAAGGCCGAGCGGGGGACCTGGGACACGCTCATCGAGTTCATGAAGAGGACCGAGGGTGAGCGCCCCGTCGCTGATACTCTGGCCAACCTCCATGACCCAAAAAAGGTCTTCTGGCTCTACAAGAAGTACCTCCAGCAGTCGCGCTACCGGTTCGATCCCATCTTCTTTGGGGCGCGACTCGACGACTTCAAGGGCATCAACCCTCGGAACGTCGGGGTCGTGGTCGCTGACGTGAACATGAAGCACCCAGATGTGCGCTTCGTTCCCAGTGAGAAAGAGGTCCGGGTGCCTCCTGAGGCCGTGGTCAAGGTGAAAAAGCTGATCCGGTAGGCTTGACCGCCTGTCGGACGGAGCCTAGACTGGGTGCATGAACAGCCATTGACAGTCAGCCCATCGAGGCTCCTCCCCGACACTATGTCATCGTTCGCCAGGATCTTACGCCTGGCGTAGCTGTCGCGCAGACCGTCCACGCCGCAGGCGAGACGGGTCCCGCCCACTCCGGAACCTACGCTGTAGCCCTCGCTGCCCGCGATGAAGGACACCTTCTTCGCGTGGCCGTGGGCTTGTTGCGTGGTGGCGTGGAGTTCAAGCTCATCCGCGAGTCCGACGGCCAAGCGATGGCCATCGGTATCCCGCCATGTCATCCAGGAAAGGAGATGAGAAAGGTCCTGTCACAGCTTCCGCTGTGGCGGTAATGGCCCTGTGCGCGCGTATGCTCAGCGGTAGAGCGCCCAGCGTAATGACCTGGGAGGTCGCGAGTTCGAATCTTGCCGTGCGCACCACATGCGGGAGTAGCTCAGAGAAAGAGCGCCTGGGTTCGCCCAGGAGGTCGGAGGTTCAAGTCCTCCCTCCCGCACCATGCAGGGGTAGCTCAACTGGTAGAGCGCCTGACCCTTCGGGGCTCAGGAGGTTGGAGGTTCGAGTCCTTCCCCCTGCATCATTTCCAAAACGGATCGCTCGACCCCCATACATAGTGGGTGGTCGTGAAAGTCAGAGCGCTCTCGGCCACCCGTTACAGATAGAGGCTTCGCCTCATGTACGGATCAAGGAGGTCCAGATGACCGAGCAGCACTACACCGAATGGATGACCCGCCTTCATAAGCGAGCCGCACGCCTATCGCGCCTGGCGGAGCTGAACGCCCCAGCCAAAATCTTGGCCAACGAGACGACCTTGGTGCTTCAGGCCCTCGGCAAGGTCTACCCCGAGGCAGTGGACCTCGCGGTTCGCCAAGTCACGGAGGGCATCCCGGAGGAAGCCTGAGCTACAGCTCCCAGGTCCGGCCCCCACCCTCGGTGGCCGGGCCATCCTGGTTCTGATGTGGCGGCTTCGGGCTGTCCGGCGGCTCCAGGAGCTTGCGGATCGCCTCCGCCTTCTCCTTGGCCTCGTGAACCGGGCAGTCGTGCCCGCCCTCGCACTCGGACTCGCAGATCATGGCCCCGTCACCTGTGGGGTAGCAAATCTCCAGGCAGGTGACACAGGATCGTTCGTCAGCCGGAGCCTCGGGTTTCTTCTCAGGCTTCGGCTCGACAGTCACACATCCGCATCCACCGATGCAGATGAGCAGACCAGCAAGCACAGCCCCTACAACTGTGTGCTTGTTCATACAGTCAGGGTGCTCAGGAATAGCCCTGACGACTCGCCAGTTGCTCCATGGCTTTCATGCGCTCAGGTGTGATTTCTCTTACACGAGAGCGCTCATCCACGGGGTCCTTGGCCAGGGCCACTGATGTCCAGTGGCGTTTGTAGCGATTCGCGACCAGGTAGGCGTCGATGGGGAACTCGCGGGCGCATTCCCGAGAGCACCAGGCCACCTCGGCTCGGTCCAGAATCGTGAGGACGAACTCGTCATCATCGGGCTCGATGATGGTCTCGCAGCAGATGCAGACCCGAGTCACGTCCCCGGTCTCTGGGTCAACGTAGGAGGACGGAGACGTGTAGGTGAAGAGGGTCGGAGACCCGAGGCGACTGGTGGGCTGCTTGGAATCTCGTTCGCCTGTAACGTCAACCTCAGCGAACAAGGGCGCCAAAGTCTCCACGACCTGGCGCCCAAAGCTGACGAACCCCTCGATGCGCTGACGGCTGAAACCGTACAGGTAGGCGAGATCGTAGAACGACAGCTTCCCGTCGGCGGCAGAGCGCAGCGTGCCTCGCTTCTCTCGTTGGTTGGCCGAGGTCGCCTGAAGGCGCTCTTCCGAGTTGGCCGCTTTCATGCCGCCGAAGGCGCCGACGCAGGAGTACACCTTCTTGTTGGCCGTCCACAGGGGGCAGCCCCTAAGGCTACATGGCCCGGCCAGCTCCGCCTTGAAGATGGGGCAGAAGAAGCGCGGAGGCTCAGATTCAATGATCTGTAGCCAACCGGTGTTCACGGTGTTACTGCCACGCTTGGCTTTCTTCTTCCGAGTCGCCATAGTGTCTAGTGGATCACGTCCCATGAGGAAGCTGAAACTAGCCGGATTCGATATGGGGCGCAACTATGTTGCGTGGGCGGTAGTGCGTGGGTCCTTGGACCAGGGCTTTCAGCTACATCGACATGGACTACTGTACCCTCCAGACCTTGGTTCGACAAAGAACTTTGGACACACCCTCACCTACTGGTCCCACTTCTTCTGGATGTTTCTAACCCTGGACCTAAAACCCCACGGGTACGGAGTTGAGCGTTTCGTGTATCGGCCAGGGGGCCAGGGGGCTGGAGCCGAGGACATCAACCTTCGGCTCGCCGGGATGATGAGCCCGGCCGGATTCCTGGTCCGCAACACGGACTGGAAGACCTGGTTCAAACGAAACGTAGACTCCGAGGGAAGTCTTCACTATTTTCGGACACCTACGGAACATGAGGCGGATGCTGCGGGTATCGCACTCTATACTGCCTCGGTTCTTTGGGGTCGCAGGGTGAGATTCGCAGACAAAGGTTAGGGGCGGGATCACAATCTCCTGACAGACCCTAACAGGACCACAATAACGGTCATCGTTTCCAAGGATGAAGAAGATGAAGGACAACTTCCTGGAGCGTATGCAGAACCGGCTCGTTGCCAGCGGTCAGAAGGGCCGCAACGACCTGGAGATGCACGACGCCCGAGTCATCGAGACGGGTAACGCCGTCCGTGTTCTGGCCACCTACTCCGAGCTGTACGGCCCTCCGTCGGTTCACGACATCCAGGCATGGGTGGCGAACCGCATGGGGGCCTTCGCGTCTCAGGTGACGGCTCGTCTGGACACCGTGCAGGCGTACCCGGAGAAGAACTTCATCACGTTCGTGATCGAGCAGCGCCGTCTCCGCCAGCCCCTCTCGGCCACGGCCCTGATGGTGAAGGCTGGTCCGGACACCTTCCTCGACAACGACAACCAGCTCTGGGAAGTCGTGAAGGCTGACGAAGGTCCGAACTACATCGTCCGCAAGGAGACGACCTCCATCGAAGAGATGCTGAAGGTTCGTCGTGAGGCCCTGCGCGGCGGTGCTTCGGCGCGCAAGCACGTCACCCTCGCCTCGGTGGACTCCATCCCCTCAGCGGGTGGCGGCTACGCCTCGATGGACCTTGGCGACGTGGTGGACTTCTACCACAACGGCCAGCTCCATCGCGGGAAGGTCCAGAGCGCTGGCGCTGCCGGCATCCGGGTCTCCAGCCTCACCTCCGGCGACACCTTCACGGTGGACCCGGCGGCCATCACCTCGGTGGTGGAGAAGAGCCCGGCGGCAACCAAGGAGCAGGACGACATCATGCGGCGCTACTGGTCGCACGTCTACCCGGGCAACCCGGCCATGACGGAGATCATCTCGCCCTCGTCCAGCAAGCCTGTTCAGGACAACCGACCTCCACCTGGGGGTGAGCCCCTCCAGAACATCGAAGTCGTGGCCTCGGCGCGGGGGGTTTCTGCCTCTGTCCGCCCTACCGAGCGGGTGCCCGGCAAGCCGTCGCCGAGCGCCCGAGTCGAGAAGCGCGTGAGCGGGATCGCTCCGGCAAAGCGCAACTGATCTCGACGCGAGACGCGACGGCACTGGATGGAGCGCTCCTCTCGGGAGTCCTGGGTCTTGCTCGCCTGAGCGCGGGCAAGCACAGCCAGGCTCTCAAGGAGAGCATCGGGGCGTGCGCCCTTGCCCTGGATAAGGGCAGGGTCGAGGGTAAGGTCACAGACCGCCTGGTCCGTGCGACCTTCTCGGCTATCGAACGCTGCACCCCGCAGCTCCGCATCGACAACATTCCCAACCCTTTCCCTGCTCCCCACAACCTGAGCTGGTACTTCTCGGCGTGCGCCTGCCCGGACGATGTTCGTGCGTTCGCAACTCGGCTGTCCAAGGCCAACAACCGCGTGTGGTCGGTGGCCCAGGCGGCTGATGGCTGGAAGGTCCTGATCCAGGTGTTCGGGGCTGAGAGCCAGGCCGAAGCTCGCCGCATGGTGGAGCTGGAAGCCAAGGTCCCCTCCATGGCGCTGAAGCACCATGTGATGGCCCAGGCGGACAACTTCGCTTTCCAGGCGCAGAACGTGGACGAGTTCATGCACGAACACGCCCGCAAGCTGCTGGAGAAGCAGGGTCGCGGCCACTTCGTCGAGCTGACACTGGCTCGGAGGTACTGATGACGACTCCCGCAGCCAAAGCCCTGGACAAGATCATGGGCATCAAGAAGACCAAGGTGAAGGCGTCCAAGTTCGACATGATCGTGGACGCAATCATCCGGTCCATGGGTCAAACCGGAACCCATGAGCAGCAGGTGGCGAAGGCCCTCGGAATCCCACAGCGGGAAGTCGAGAAGGTGGCCGATGCCCTGGTGCGCTCGAAGATGCTCATCCGTGTGCCGACGGGGGTTCTCTTCCTCCATCCTGAGTACAATCCATCTGGTGGGCCGCCGCTTCCGAAGCGGAAGCGGCGACTGGGAGCCTCGGCGGAGAAGCCCTCTTCGGTTCTCGCGGCTCTCGACCAGGTGACCAAGCTCCAGGCCAAGCTCCTCAAGGACACCGAGCCGGTGGAGGACAGCCCCGTTCTGTCGGCCCTGGCCCAGGTCACCGAGGCCGCTGAGGGTCTGCTCTCTGCTGCCAAGGATTCTGGCGACTCCAAGAAGGACAAGGACCGCGCAACCAAGGTTCAAGAGCTGGTCGCCATGGCTGAGACCCTCTGTGAGAACGTCGATCTCAAGGGGTTCCCTGAGGCCAAGGCTGCCTGTGACGCGGTGCTATCCCTCAAGGACATGAACACCAAGCTCACCGAGGCCCAGATCAAGCTGAAGGCCGCCCCAGGTAACACCGAGGAGGCTCAGCAGGCTCAGGAGACCATCGACGCTCTGCGCGGGAACCTCGACACGATGCTGCCTCCGCTCGAAGCGACCATGAAGACCATGGAGACCCTGCTCATGGCGGCTTCTGCTCTCGAAGAGCAGTTCGCCATGATGTCCGAGCAGGTCAAGGGTCTGGAGGACAAGCTCAAGGCCGACAAGGAGCGCCTCGCGGCGATCTCCAAGGCGGTCGAGCAGGCTGCCAAGATCGGTTGATAGGGAGACCTCGTGGACGGGCGGACGCTGGATGAAGTCGTCAAGGCACTCCGCTCCGCCGTCCGCGCCCTGCGGGCAGCGGAGAAGGCCCTCCTGCACTCTCCGCGCGACGAGGCTGCCCCTGTTCGTGACTCGGAAATCGCGAACGAGCCGCCTGCGCCTCAGGTAGACCCGGCCGAGAAGGCCCTGATGGACTACCTGTCGGCTGCCGCCGAACACGCCAAGCTGTTCGAGGAGCAGGACCCTCAGTCCTTTCGAGCCCAGTTCGAGCCCATGAAGAGAGACCTCCATGAGGCGGTCCTCAAGGGCGACATGTACCAGGTCGGCCCGGCTGGCGCTGGCATGATCTCCTTCGACAACACACCGGGCACTACGCTCTACGAACAGTGCCTGCGGGCCATGCGAGCCAACAAGCTCCACGCCGGAGACCTCGTGGCTCCCTACGTCGAGCAGCCTCAGATCAAGAACTGGGGCGACGTGGACTCGGACTGCGACCTCGTGTTCATGCGGTACGAGACCCCCGGAACGGTCACCGCTCATCTCAATGAAGGCAAGCTCAACCAGCTCATGGAGGCTGCTCGGCGCGTGCCGGGGGCTGTGGATCGCTGCCGTTCAGCCCTGACTGCCCAGGGCGTTGTGTGGGAGGTGTCGGACCCCCGCACGGGCAAGCTCGCCTGCGAGATGCAGGTCTCGGGAGTCGAGGGCAAGTGGGCCGCGTGCCTCGATGCCAACCAGGTCCTGGCCGACGTAGTGGGCCGGCTGGCCGTTGTCGAAGTGGACTACGACAACAATCAAGAAGGCTGGTGGGACGCCGCCCGCATCGACCGCAGTCTTCCTCAGCAGCTTCTTCCCATCATCCGTGGGAAGGAGAAGAGCATCATCTGCCACCGTTCTGAAATCGACAAGATTGAGGACTGGGCGGCCACCATGCCTGGCTGGTACGAAGGAACCGAAGAGCACCCTACACCATTGGTCATCAGGGATGCTGTCACGGATGATATTCTGAACTGAACCGGAGAAACCCGCATGTCCAACACTGACCTTCAGGCGGCCTTTGCTGCTGTTGACTCCCTCGTGTCGGCCAAGAAGGCCACGGCCAAGAAGAAGGCCAAGACCAAGAAGACGGGCAGCATCCCCGGTGCTCGTCTCAAGAAGAAGACCTCGACCGCATCGAAGCAGGCCAAGACCAAGAAGCGGTCGAAGACCCGTGCTTCGGTGGTCTCAGCCAGCAGTGGACACCACTTCTTCGACGGCAAGAACTACTACGTGGACACCGCGTTCATCAACTCGCTGAGCCGCTTCTGGCCCGAGGCGTATCGCGGTCTGTCCCACATGGGCTTCGGTGAGTTCGTGGCCAAGCTGCCTGACGGCACCGAGATCGAGTTCGACAAGATGCGGGGCAAGGACTTCCCCGGCCAGAGCGGGCGGTCTCACCAGGTCTACGACAACAAGAACGGCAAGGGCGTCGAGAAGATGATCCAGCTTGCCGAGCAGAAGGGCGCGTCCGAACTGGTGAGCGCGGCTGCGGTGTCTGCTGGTGCTCCCCGTGTGACCCCCAAGCAGTTCAAGGGCTACGTGAAAGCCCAGCGAGAAGGCATCTCCTTCAACGACAACTACAACAAGGACAAGTTCGGCATCACGATGGGCGTGTACAACGTCATTCGGATGTGCCTGGAAAGCATGGCGGGGACTAGCAGTCCTCGCGGCGCTTCGCTCAAGCAGATCAATGACTTCCTCGCGGGAGACAAGGTTCAGCTCGCGCGTGCCCACCCAGACCTTCTGAAGAAGGCGGAGCAGGTCCTGTCCGGCGCGGCAATGCCTGCCAAGGCGGCCGTGAAGGCCAGCCTTAGGTCGCTCCGCTTCATCTCCGACCCTGGCCATGGCTGGCTGGAAGTTCCTGTGTCAGAGCTGAAGGCCCTGGGCATCGACAAGAAAATCTCCCACTACTCCTACCAGAAGGGTGACATGGCCTACCTGGAGGAGGACATGGATGCTGGCATCTACCTCGATGCCCTGAAGAAGGCGGGCCTGTCCGAGCCCAAGATCGAAGAGGTCTACCAGCGGAACACGCCGATCCGGCACTACCGCTCGTTCTCTGCCTCGGTGACCAAGGCCCAGTCTTTCACTACGCGGCCGAACCTGCGGGCGCTGAACAAGCTCATCGTCCGTGGTCTCATCTCCGCCGAGGAAGTCGTCCTCGCCATCGAAGAGGCCCTCGTCTACAAGCGCATGAACCGTCGCCTGGCGGCTCTCATCGCCGACAAGCTCCGCGAGGTGTTTGGCGTCGGCGAGGTGCTTGACCTCGGCGACGTGCCTCTCGCTGCGGGAGCGAAGACGAAAGCCAAGGCTGTTCGAGCCGGCGGGGGCAAGATCGTTTTCTTCGAAGACGGCTTCCGTGAAGTCTTCGGCGGTGGGGTCTACGACACGAACATCATCGACCACCGGAACCCGAAGGCTGTGCAGAAGGCGGCAATCTACGCCCTCAACAAGCTCAAGGGAAAGCCGAACCTCACCTACTCGGAAGTCATCGACTTCGTGAACGAGACCGTGGCGAAGATGAGCCAAGGCAAGTGGACCTACGTGCGCTGGAACTCCAAGTCGTACCCCGACTGAGGTCGAGGTATTACCTAGGCCAACGAGGGCGACATGGGTGATTCAGCAAGGAATCTTCCGCCAGAGGAGGACGAGACGATGCGCGGCGCCGATGAAGCGGTGGGTACGCTGAATCGTTCAGTGGAACTCTTGCGTCAGAAAGCCGCCCGTCTCGTCCTCTTGGCCGAGCCCTTGCGAAAAGAATGCAGCGAGACTGCCGAGCTGGCACAGCGGTGCGAGGAGGCGGTTCAGGACATTTGAGATGCCACGAAAACCGCCTTCCATTGAGCTGACTGAAAACGAACTTCACGGCATCAACAAGAGCTTTGACGCCTTGAATGATGCGCTTGATGAGCTGGAAAGCTCTGTGCAGCGCAACGCCGTGGACCACGCGGCCATCAAGACGAAGCTCGAAAACGTCCTCTTCCAGCTCAAGGGACTGGCTCAGACCGTCTCTGGGGACCAGGGCCTCGTTGCCCGTGTCCTTGTTCTGGAGAACCGGTTGCGCATCGCCGAAGAAGAGGTCGAGAAAAAGGCGCAGGAGATTCGAGACGAGCTGAACCGAGAGGTGGCGGCGCTCAAGGCCAGCGTTGAAGACATCCGCAAGGCCCAGGAGCAGAAGACTCAGCAAGAGCTTCAGGAGGTCAAGGGTCAGCGCAAAGATGGCCGGGACTATCGTGTGGCGCTCTGGGGCGCGGTAGTCTCAACGGTGGCGGTGCTCATCACGATTGCTCTGTTCGCGATTCAGAACTGCTCGCCGAAGAGCGGCGCAGAGGCTACTACCACCGCTGCCGTGAAAGAGAAGTGACGCATGGCTCTGTCTAAGTCCAAGAGCAGGAAGTGCCCCGTCTGTGTGGGCTGTACTCCATCAAAGGTCAAAGAGGTCAACCAGGCCCTGGAGCCCGTCCTGGCGGATGTGAAAGCCACCGGTGAGATCCCCAAGGCCAATGATCGTCGGTTCGACTTGGTGGCGAACGCCGTCGGCCTCGCTCCGCACTCCCTCCGGTTTCACCTGAAGGAGTGCCTGCTCGACCTGGAGATTCAGGACCAGCGCTTCCAGGAGCTGGTGGACCTGACCGAAGCGCTGAAGACCGCCAAGCAGGAGTACATGGCCAACCCGTCGATGCAGCAGGCAACGGCGTTGACCTCCATCCTCACCCAGTGGCGGGGCCTGGCCGAGGACATCGAAGGCCAGCAAGACCCGGCCGTCACCGTGGAGTTCATGGTCGAGACGGTGCTAGGGCCGCTGAACCGGAAGGTCCTGGTTTCGATGACCGAGGAGCTGAAGGAGCTTCGGTCATCGCTGGAAGCCTTCCTCCCTCAGAACCATCGGCCCTACGTGGACTCTCAGATCAAGGCCGTCCTCTCCCGCGTAGCCTCAACCCTTCGCGAATCGACCGACGAGAGCCTCAAGGCTATGTGCGACTACTACAAGGTGGAGCTGGAGGCACAGTCCAGGAAGCGGGCTCTTGACTCTACCACCCCAACAAGTGCGCCTCTCTTTGGTTCTGCGGGACAGTCTTCTGAAGACGATCCCGCAATCCATTGAGGCCAACCATGGACAAGAAGACCAAGCAGCAGGTGGCGAAGGTGCTCCTTCGAGCGGCCACCTCTTTGGTGGAAGGGCGCCAGAGCCACGACCTCCGGGCAGTCCTTTCCCCTGCCGCGATGAAGGCCGCCAAGGCGCTTCATCTCGACCTGCCCAGGTCCGTGCCTGTGGACATGGCGGCGCAGTTCCTGCGGACCCTCTACCAGGCCCAGAACGCGGCCATGAAGAGCTTCTACACCCGGGCCGACCCGGCTTCGCTGGAACGCTCTGAGACGCTGCTGGTCATCATCGAGGACTTGGAGCCGCAGGTCGAAGGCGCTGGCTTCTCCCTGGCCAAGCTGTCGCGGGGACACTGACATGCAGGTCCCCTCCACCGTCCAAGGTCTCCGGAACGTCCTGCGCTCGCTCGGGTACACGGACGTGCTGACCGGTCTCGACCTGTCGGACCCGGGGGCCAAGGACCACTGTCGCGAGCAGATTCAGTGGGCTTTCGACCAGTCTGCCCAGACCTCGCAGGACGCTGCGCGGTGCAAGAAGGCGCTCAGCTACATCGATCGGTTTCCCTGGCCGAGCCAGGAGACCGACAACATGTATGGCCTCAACGCCGAGTACGGTCCCATCCTCCGGGCTGTGGACGAGCTGCGGGCTCTTCTTGAGGAGGAACAGATCCTCCGCCCTGTTGAGGTGACCAACATCGAGGAAGACGAGGACGGCGAGGCGCAGACCATCACCATCACCACCGAAGAGCTGGTTGATGCCGCCCTCACCATGGACCTGCCGTTTCTGCCCGAGATCCCACTCCCGGAGCTTCAGAAGCTACTCAAGAAGTTCAAGCCAAAGCCCCGTGAAACCATCAGTTATCTGAACAAGACCATCAACGTCATCCCATGGGTCAACCTGAGCAAGCCGGGTGCTTGGGACGACGCCACCAAGACGGCCATCGTGAACACCCAGGATTTCTCCTGGTATGGACCCTACTCCAGCCCCGCCTCGGCCACCCGTTCCGCTTGGCACATCGCAACCAAGGGCGATAACCAGAAGAGGCGGGTCCCGATGGACCGGCTAAAGCTGGTCCGGTGGGCGGACTGGACGCCGGCTCATGCGAGCTTCCCGCACCTGAGCAAGATGCACCGAATGACGGCGCGCAAAGCCTCTGCGGCTGTGCAGCGTGAGGAGGCGTCCAAGGAGTCCCTGGACGCCTACATGAAGGAGTTCTGGGCCAAGACCGAGGGCAACTTCCTCGACCCGAAGAGCCGCATCTACTCGGACATGTGGCTGGAGCTGCGGCCGTTCGCCGGGGCCATCCACCTGTCGTTCATGCTGACCATGGAACAGGGCCAAGGGAACGCCCACAAGGCCATGAAGTTCATGACCGACCTGGCCGACAAACACGGGGTCCCGATGGACCTCCTGGCCAAGGCTACTGGGAACCTCAAGGGCAAGATGACGACGGCCCAACTCAAGAGGTTCTACGCCCGGTATGGGTTCCAGATCGAGCGCGGCAACAACATGTACAGGCCGCCACGGGGTGGGGTGAAGGACCCGGTGAACACGGGGCTGTGGGGGTAAGCGATGGACCAAGACGAGATCATGCACCTGTACAAGCAGACGTTCAACGCATGGAACGTCCTGCTCATGGTCTGCACTTGGGTTGGTCTCCGCATCGCGCGGGAGGTCCTGCCAGAGCTGTTCGCCAAGCAGCCCGTGGAAGCCCCTCTCATCCGAAAGCTCCCCCGCCGGCTCATGCCCGTCTATCCGGTCTGGATCTGCACCTTCTGCTACGTCGCAGTGCCGGGTCCATGGATCGACCCATCCTTGAACCTGGGCCAAAAGCTGATGCTCGGTCTGCTGTGCGGCTTCGTGGCCGGGCACTCCCACGCGATGCTCGCCAGGATGCTACCAGAGCCCATGAGGGCGCTTCTCATCGACGGCGTAGAGGCGAGGAAGGTCCATGCCCCTCAGCCCGTTCCCGTGGCTGAAGAGCCGTCTCAGAGCCCATAGCGGGCCGGAGGACTCAGGTCAGCGAGTCCACACCGAAAACCAGGCACATGTCGTACCAGAGCCGGAGCTTGTCCTTGGGCGACAGTTCTTCCAGGCCCAACGCAGGATTCTCCGGCGGAAGCCTCTGGTCTGGCGGGTACAGCTTGTCTTGGACCATCAGGGTCAGGACGGGCTTGTTGTCCAGGGGACGGAGCGAGTGACTGGCCGCTGGATTCAACATGGCCCAGGAAGATCCTGGTCCCTGATGGGTGACTACCAGGTCTCGTCTTGTCCCTGTTCCCACCTGGTGCTCGTAGCGACCAGCCAAGATTTGTACGGCAGACGGACAGTCATGAGTATGGAAGTCCGGTTCCTCGGTCTCTGAGAGAGGGTGAACTCGGTGAAGAACGATGCGGTATTCGCGTCGTAGACCCCGCCAGCGCATCTCCTCCATCCAGAACAGCCGTTCCAGCCGAGGCGGTTGATGCTTGATGTCCAAGCTCTCGAAGGCTTCCGGCCCACGGGAGAGGCGAGCTTTCGCCTTCTCATACGCCTGAGGCAGGATTCCAAGAAGCCACTCATCGGCCTCACCCCAGTCTTGGCTGGGGTCGTATGGGACTTCAGGGGAAGGTCCAACGGGTCCCTGTTCTGGTGGCGCCTCGACTTCGCCCAGGCCGCCACAGGTAGCACAGATGATCCAACGGACATCGCCATCTGACGTGTCGTCCCGTCCTTTTGAACCGCGACAGCTTGGGCAGACTCTCACGCTTTCTCCTCCGGAGGGTCGAACATCATCGGCGGGGCCGAGGCCCGGAAGCCGGCCGCGTGCCGGTGGCCACCGCCTCCCAGGGCCTTGGCGATGAGGGACACGTCCGCCACCTCGTCGGCCCGGTCCTTGTCCGAGCGCAGCGAGTAGATGAAGTTGCCGCTCTTGTTCATGAACCACATCACGGCGAAGTAGTGGTCCTTGGCGAGGGCGTTGCCGATCTCGGACTGCCAGTTAGGGGCGTTCACGCAGGGGACCAGGTGGCCCTCGATACGGGTGAAGCCGGGCTTGGCACAGATGCGCTTGATGAGGGCGTCGCGGTACTTCTGCATGGCCTTGCCCTCGCCCACCGTGGCGGCGAAGGACATGGGCTCTTTCAGCAGCTCGTGCATCCGGTCCCAGATGTGGAACTCGAACTCCAGGGTCTGGATGACGGTGGAAATCTCCTCGGACTGCGGAAGCTCCCAGCGCCAGAGGTCCCGGTCCTGGATGTACTCGACCAGGGCGGGCGGCGGGGTGCCGGGGTGGAAGTGCTCCCAGGCCAGCATGGCCCCGGACTTCTCCATGTTGAAGATGATGACCAGGTTTGGCGGCATGTCCTCCGCGACCTCTTGGAGGTCGGCCTGGGCGCTCTTGTGATGGTCGAGCAAGACCACCTTCTCCTTGACCTGCTCGGCCAGGCCCGCGAGCGCCCCAGCCGAGAACGAGAAGTCGAGGATGTAGATGTTGTTGAACTCGGCCGCGTCCTTGGGCGGGTCCCAGTCGTGGTAGTACGGCCGGAACTCAGTTCCGTTCTCCTCGCCGCCAAGGGCCTTCCAGGCAGCCCAGGCAGCGGTGAACCCGTCGGCGCAGTTCGCATGGTAGACGATCAGGTTCTTCATGTCAGACCTCAAGGACCTTCTGCCATTCGAACTCACGGTTCTCTTCATGGCGGGCGTATCCGAATGGGTTGCAGACGACCCGGGTCGGGCCGAGCTGGTAGTCGAAGCTGGAGTGGGTGTGTCCGTGCAGCCAGAGCTTCGGACCACCGAAGTGGATGATCTCGCTAACGTCGCACAGGAAGAAGCAGTTCAGGAGGCTGCCCTTGTACTGGGGCGCCACGGACTCCTCGGCGGGGAGGTAGTGCGTGACCACGATGTCGTCCGCCTTCACCGTCTCCCGAAGGAAGTCCATGTCCTCCTGATTCTCCTGGTAGACCCAGTGCTTGAAGCGCTGGATCTGGGAGAAGTCGTTCATCATGTGCTCATAGAGCTTGTTGTGCTCCGAGAACTTGAACCAGAGTGGACAGCCCACGAACCGCTGGCCCTCGATGATCACCGTGGACCGGTTCAGCCAGTGGAAGTTGGCCCGCTGATCATCGAGATGCTGCAAGGCGGCCCGGACGAAGTTGACCTTCGCCCGGCCGTAGAACTCATGGTTTCCGAGCACATAGACGACGTGCTTGAAGTTGTTCGTGAGCATCTTGAGCGCGGGGATGAGCTGCTGCTCAGTCGCCAGGTCACCGGCCACCACAAGGACATCGACCTCCTTGGCTTTGGCCGACAGAGCCTCGATGAACGCAGCCCCACCGTCCTGGTGGAACTCCAAGTGACAATCGCTGACGACCTGGATCTTCACCGCTTCTGCCTCTCCCATTCCTTGAGATCGCGCTCCAGCGTCGTGAAGCTGCGTCCGAAGCGGCGTGAAATCTGATGCTTTGGAACCCCGGCCTCGATGGCGGCCCGCAGTCGGCGGAACTGCGCGTCGGTCAGAGCGAGCTTGGTACTGTCAAGGCGTGCGCCAGAGTAGGTGGTCTTCATCATGCTGAACAGGTGCATCCCTCGCGGGATTCGATCTCGATGGATTTGATGGTGTTCTTCCAGGCGTCAATGAGGTGGAACTGGCTAATACCCGGCTCAGGGGCGGACAACAACGCCTTGATGGCCTGGGTTGCCATGAGACAGCCAACCGTGCCGGCCGCCGCCCCGATGATGCCGGGCCTGGTTCCGGAGTGGATGACATCGCTGCCCGGCTCTTCCTCGAACACGCAGCGCAGGCAGGGGCCACCAGCCCCGGGGATGACCATCATCTGGCCACCGGTGCCTGTGCAGGCGCCGTGGATGAGAGGCACGTCCTCGGTCACAGCCACGGCCGAGATGAGGAACTTGGTAGCGAGCTTGTCCACGCAGTCGATCACGAGGTCGTTGTCTGCGAACTCGGCCCGCATGGCGGCCTCGTCCAGGAAGTCGGTGCCGGCCAGGACCTCGATCTCGGGGTTGAGGCGACGGGCGAACTGGGCCGCCGCAGACGCCTTGTCCATGTCGAGCTGGTCTGGCGCGAAGAGGGTCTGGCGGTTCAGGTTCGACAGCTCGACCTGATCGCCGTCCCAGAGCGTTAGACGACCGACCCCGGCCGCCGCCAGATATTGGATGACTGGGGCACCCAGGCCCCCGCAGCCGATGATGCAGACCCGAGCTTCAGTGAGCCGGCTCTGGACCCCGCCAAGTTCGGGCAAGAGCCGGCTTTGGCGGCTGTATCGTTCGCTCACGCCGCCTCCAGCGCCAGCTCGGACAGGAGGAGCATCCCCAGCTCGCACTCCTTGTCGGTCAGCGAGCGGGTGTCGCCCTCCGGGGTGTACGCGGTGAGGACCACGTTACCCGCGATGGGGTAGCTCATGTCCCCGGGGTGGCGGATGTTGAACGGCAGCGAGCGGACGTGCCCCTCTTCGTTCACCACGATCGCCAGCTCGTGGTCCATGAAGACGTTTTCGATGTAGCCCTCGACCAAACCCTGGAACGTCTCCAGCTCCAGGTCTTTGACCTCGCGGACCTCGGGCGCCTTGCCCACTTCCTTGACCACCACCTTCGGCATGTTTCCTCCAATGCGAGGGAACATAGACAAAGGCTACGGGTTCGTCAAGGGTGTTTGACGCTACCCAATGATACTTTTCAGGGGGTCCAGGCAGTGCTCCGCCCGCTGGTACAGGTCATCGAGGGTGCCGTCGTTGGTGATGACCCAATCCCAGCCGTCCCAGCCGTCGAGGGCGGTCTCTGATTCGTGCTGGTCGTTGCTCGGGAGCGACGGCCGATGAACCTTCCAGACCTGACCACCAGCTTCCCTCACGGCTTGGGCCTCGTTGGGGAAGCGAGTATCGGGGACCACTACGGAGTACCCCTGGTCGAGCCACCCCTGAATCTGGCGCATGGCGCACTTGACCCAGAAGTCGCTCATCCACTGGTTCCGCATCAGGTTGGTACCGATGTCCTGGTACGCCTTCCGGGGCGCGTACCCGAAGTACGGGTCCACCACCTCTTTCAGCTCGCCGTAGGCGTGGCGATCGTCCCAGCCATGCCACTCATTGATACCGGCCTTCAGCCGCTCAGCCCAGCTCGTCTTCTTGAAGCCGTACTTCTCAACGAGATAGTCGGCGATCGTGTCCTTGCCGTGCTGTTTCTTGTGGCCGATACCAATGAGGACAGGCATGTAGACCCCCCGATATAGTCGTGGGGTTAGGTACTCTGAATCGCCACGGAGGTCAATCCGCCGCCCGTGGCGAGGGTGCGAGTCTCTTCCGGTGGCACCTCCAGATGAGGCTTCTCGAACCGGCGCCGAGCCCGAGCCGACCGCCAGGCGTTGAGGCACAGATCGTCGCAGAACCTCTTGTCCTTCATGTGCGGCACGACCGTGAACTCATCGCAGCACCAGTCGCAGTAGCAGACCACCATCCGCTGCTCGCTCAGCTCCGCGTTGCGGCACTTCACGCAGTCCCACTTGATGGACCCATCTTCGAGCAGATGGCCGCGCATCAGGTGGGAAGGCACGTTGGCCGCGTTGCAGCTCGGACAGGTCTTCGGCTTCCCTTCCTTCAAGACGACCTGCGCCACGAGCTTGTACTCGGGCTTCTTGTCGCTCTTCTTGTGGAACTTGCGGCGGCTGTTGGAGCACCGCTTGCACCACGACGCGAGGCCGTCCTTACGGCTCTTCACCCGATAGAACGCCTCCGACGGCTTTGTTTGTTGACACTGCGGACATCGTTTCCGACCCTTCATAGTTTCCCCCGTGCTGGTCAAGAACCTCCCACTTCATCACCCGACGGATCGGGTCGAATACCCCGGGAAGGGCCTCCTCCAGTACATCGATATGTCGCTTGTGCGACTCCAAACACATCTGGTTGATCTTTGAGACACGCTCCGTGACGAGAATGAGCTGCGCCGCTGTCTGCGGCTGGATGCAGTTTTTCCGGTAGGCCATCAACTCCTGGGCCATCTCTCGACCGAGATAGATGGAGGACACCACGATGGCCAGGCAGACGAAGACGACAGCCAGGCAGACCCCGGCGATCCGGCGCCAGAATCGAGTCTCCTGTTCCGCTAGCGCCTTCTCACGCCTGAGGACGGTGATGGGGTGCTCAACCATTGGCATTCCCCTCGCCGAGGACTTTGTAGAGAGTGAGGTCGATCGGGCGCGGCTCGTCGTTCGCCGACCGATGGTCCTCAAGAGCCTGACGCAAGGCGTCACGCTCCTGAGTCCTCTGTTGGACCAGCTCTCGTAGTGCTTGGATTTCGTCGCGTTCGGTCACGTCTACCCCCGGCCTTCGCGTTTCCTTCTTCTTTCTTCGCGCTTCTTCGCGCGACGGCGTACATCCATAGCAGCCTCGGAAAGCTGCTCCCCTACCTCCGCCTGGATGGCGGCGAAGACCTCCCTGGGGTCGTCGCCGTCATCTAGTTCAGCGGTCGCGCCGGCTTCGATACGAACCGACTCGAAGTCCCCTACATTCAACGTGGAGCTTCTTCTCCACGAGACAGTCGTTATCTTCATAGAGTGCCTGTGCGGCTATGGTTACACCCGACCCTGTGTACCCCCGGATCGATTCCAGCGTCAAGCCGTTTTGACGATGCGCCGAGAAATAGTTGAATAGGCGCATAGGCGATACTTCAAGTGTTACTTGAAGTATCGCCTCAAGCTCCACATGAAGGTTCAAGCCCCAACAGCTAGATAAGCGGAGGCTTTTCGGTCTCGAAAATGGAGTAGGCCAAGTCTCTCCACCCCTTTTCCACAGCCGCCTGGTAATCGAAGGCCATGTTCTCGCCCACGAACTCCTTGCGGTGCTGCTTCCACCCCCGAAACGGACCTGAGCGCTCGGACGGGTCTTCAAGTGGGGTGGCCTGGTGCTCGAACGGGCTCATGTGCCCGGGCTCCAGGGGGTCGTCCCCGGCGAGGCCCGCCAGTAGTCGATGGTAGAGCTTGAGGTCCTCTTCCGGGCTCGGCTTCTTTCCCTCATGGGTACGGTAGCTCACCCGAGCGCAGCGGGCCGCCGAGAACTGCTTCAGCTCCTCCACCGTGAACTCGTCGAACTCCTCCGGGAGGATGTAGGGAAGGTGCCAGTCCCCCATCTCAAGTTGCTGGGGATTCGATCCGTAGTAAGCGTCAGCCATGCGCCAGGCCAGGGCGCGGAAGTGGGGCTCGGCCATCGGGTGGCAGCGCAGGGCGAAGGCGTTGTCGAAGTCGGTGGCGGTCAGCACCACGTTCATGTGCTGATGGGGCTCGGTCAGGCGGTTTGCGACCTGCTTGGCGGCGCCGCATAGCTCCATCATCTCTTCGGCGCACCGGACAGCGGTCCTGAGGGCGTTCATCCACAGGGATAGGACCACCTTCCGCTCTCTTGGGTCCGTGATTTGCGAGTGCGCCTGCATCCCCGACTCGTTCTTCCCGATGTGAAGGGGGAGGGCCGGGTCGTCCAAGATCCCTTTGTTCATTCGACGAATGGGGATGGCCCTGCTGGAACTGGCGTTACGCGCGAAGGCGCGGTGCGTCATGATCTCGGCATGAATCCATCGGGGGTAGCAGAGGTGGAAGGTCGTGAGGCGAACGCCATTGGGCGCGATGGAGTCCGCGATGATCTCGGCGGAGAGGGTAGTCATTCAGTCGTCCTGAGGAGGTGGTTGTAGACGTTCGGCAGGGGTGTATCCTACAGTACCCTTAGGCATGACAGTCAGGAAGCCACTATGCGCCGAAAGAAAGTAGTCGCGAAGAAGAAGGCACCTTTTGCCTCATCTTCCACTGATACCAAGAAGAAGGTGAATCGGAAGAAGAAGGCGGCTTCCAAGAAGACACAGAAGACACCAGAGAAGGTCGCCAATCAGGCCCCCGCAGTCAAGACCGAGAGCAAGACAAAGGACAAGCACCTGTCTCGCTTCCAGGCCCTGCTGCCGGACATCGAGGGTCTGACCGAACGCATCATCCAGGCCGACCTGGATCACACCCAGGCCATGGACGTGACCTCCAAGGCCGACGAGCTGGTGGACTGGGCACCGAACGCACTGAGCTGGTGCTCAGATAAGCGCTTTCTGGGCATGAACCCCTTCGCCAAGCAATGCGAGATTCTCCTACACCTGTTTGAGGAGTGGTGCCCGCGCTGTTCCGACAACGACTACGTGAAGAGCATCCCGGTCAAAGACTCGTTCGAGCGGGTGATGTCCAAGGTCGCGCTCCTGGAGTTCGGGAAGTGCCCCCACTGCGGCTACACCAAGGGCCAAGGCCGCCGGGACGGCCACTTCATCGACCCGGTGGAGCTGGTGGCCCCGGTCGGCCAGCGGTCAGGCAAGAGCGCGGTGACAGCTATGGCATCATCGTACCTCATCCATCGGAACCTGATGCTCCCGCTGCCCTGGCAGGAGTACGGGCTGCTCGGCGGCCAGATCCTCGACTTCACCTTCGTGGCCACCACGAAGCAACAGTCTGAGAAGACCCTCTGGGGTCAGTTCAAGGGCCTGTTCACTGGGTCCCAGTGGTTCAAGAGCTACAAAGAGGTCTGTGACCTTGAAGGCAAGAAGGCGGGCGCCCAGGTGACTGTGAAGTCGCTGGAGACCTACCTGCTCTTCGGACACAAGGGCATCTTGATCTACTTCGCGGCCAACGATCCTGCCGGCCTGCGCGGTTCGACTCGTTTCGGCTCGGCCATCGACGAGCTGTCCTGGTTCGGGAACAAGGAAGGCGGCGTTCGCGCCAATGGCCCGGAGACCTATGCCGCCTTGAACAACTCCTGCCTGACGCTCCGCTCAGCGGTCCAGCATGAGATCAAGCGGAACCCCGAGACCAACTGGCCGATGCCGATGCTCTTCAACGTGTCGTCCCCGGTATCCATGGACGACCCCCTGATGGTCCTCTACCGCGACTCGGCCGACAACCCCCGTGCCGTCCGCAAGCACTGGGCGACCTGGGAAGCGCACCCGACCAACACCAAGGAGTTCCTTGCTGAGATCGGCGAGATGTCCAAGCCGATGTCGGACAGAGACTATGGCGCCCAGCCTCCGCTGGCGCACAACCCTCTGGTCCGCCGCACCGACATCGTGACCGAGGCGTTCAAAAGCCCGCTGGCGCTTGAGGAGCGCTACGGCCCCGTCATCCGCCCCTACGCTCTCGGCTTCATCGAAGAGAGGGAAGTCCAGGTCGGCATCCGGACCTCCATGATGCTGTCCGCTGGCCTTCAGGAAAACCTCCAGATGCCGGACTGGGGTTCCCTGAAAAGCCTCTCGGCAGCCGACCTGGAGACTCTTGGGCCGCGCAGGGCGCTGTTCGAGGACCTGGTGCAGCGTCCCCCTGACCAGCGGATGCACATCATGGGCGTAGACTTGGGGCACTCGAACAACGCCCTGGGCGTGGTCTGTGGCTTCCTCAGCTCCGCCGGACAGTTCATCACGGACTTCGTGTTGGAGGTGAAGCCTCACGATAGGCTCACCATCGATATCGCGGATGTCTTCAACAAGCTCATCCTGCCTCTGGTAGACCGCCTCAACGTGGTCGCGGTCTTCTACGACACCTGGTCCTCCCTACATCAGATCCAAGAGCTGTCGGCCAAGTTCGGCTCGCTGGGTCCGCTGAACGACAAGGCATCACGGCGGTCTTGGCTACATAAGCTGGCCAAGCGGAATGAGCGTCCTGCCTTCATCGCCGACAAGTACAGCCTGAACATGGCGGATGCGCTGATGCTGGTGTCTCGATTGGAGCAAGGTGACTGCCTGTTCCCTGCCATGGAGGTCGGGTTCATGGACCTCATGGTCAACAAGAACCTCAACCCATCGGACTATCCCTACACGCACCTCGCCCTTCAGATGGCCACCATCAGGTCCTCCGGGAATCGGCTCCTCAAGCCCCTGAACCGGGATGACGACATCTTCCGGGCCTGGGCGAACGCGGCAGTCCCCGCGTTCTCGAACGAGTTGGTCATTGACCTGCTGAATCAGGAGTACCGGGCGCAGCCTTCTCAGAAGAGGAACGCAAGCTCCTTTCACGTCTCCATGGGTCAGACAGGCAAGGGCATCAGACAAGTCGGAAACATGGGTGGAGGCACAGTCTCTACAAGTGGGACTGCGGGTTTCCCCGTAGTTGTGCGCAAGGGCGGTACCCGAGGGCTATGAGTGGCCTCAACGGGCAAGAGCTGAACGGAGCGGCTATGTCGGGCAAGATTACCGGAACATTCGACGAGATTTGGAACCAGGGGATGGAGGCAAACGCCAAGGCGCTCGGCGTCCGCGATGGCGATCTCCCCAAGGTCCGGGCCAAGGTCAAGAACCTCTTCATCTCTGCCGGGTGGGCGTCTCCCGAGGGCGACGTGGAGTTCGTGAGCCAGCTCGACGCGGCCAACGCCCTTCAAGCGGCTCGGAAGGAGCTGTCGCGGGTGGCGGAGCGGGTGGCGCATGAGGGCAAGGTCGTCCGGGCGACGGCCGGCACTACGCCCACCAAGAGCCAGGTCCTCTCGGCCTCGGCTGGGTCAGACCCGACCGGTCCTACCACCGCAACCATCCACACCTCGCACACCATCGAGGCCGGCGCCTTTGCCCCCAAGATGGGCAAGGTCGGTGACCGTTGCCCGCGCTGCATGGGCTCGATGGAGCCTGTGGGATTGGCCAACGGCAAGGGGGCAATCTACTGTACCCGGGATCGGGTCGTGGTTCCCCTTTCACAAGACACCCAGGTGCGGTACTAACGCACCATGATGCGCATCGGTCGCCACAAGCGGTACATCTCGAATGCTCTTGGGGAAGCCGCCCGCCCCAAGGGTAGTAGTACCAGTGCGGCCAACGATACCGGGTCTGTGGTATCCGGTCTCAAGAGCCGGCGCGGTTTCGTGCAGGGTGAGGATGGCCGAGTTCAAGCAGCGGTGCTGCATGAGCCCCTAGTGCCAAAGAAGACCGAGAAGGTCACTGCCATCGGTACGGGGTCTCCGGCCTCGGGCTTCGGTGGTGGTGGCGGTTCTGGTGGTCTTGGTGGTGGGGGAGGCGGCTTTGGCAACTCGTCGGCCCGCGTAGACCGATACAACCCGGTCTACGACGATCTCTCTCGCGGCACCGTTGCTGAGGACTGGATTCCTCGGGACCCTCGCCTCCAGAACCGCATGTTCCGCATCATGTACAACCGTGGGGTCATCGAAGGCCCCGTGGTTGAGACCATCGCAGAGATGTGCTGGTCTGACTTCGACCTAGCGGGCATCGCGGATGAGAAGATCCTTGATACCTACTGGGCGGCCAAAGAGAACGTCCGAGTAGACCGGTACCTGGAGGACATCACCAAGGAGTACCTGGTCATCGGTCGGGTGGTCATCCAGATGGTGCTGGATGCTCAGGCGGGCATCTGGTCCGACATGATCATCCACGATGCGGACTACCTCAACATCGGGGCCATCCCGCGTGCGGGCTTCATGCCCAAGATCGACCTCATCCCAAGCCCTGAGATCCAGGCGTGGGTGAAGTCCACGGACGAGCGCGACATCGAGAGCCGCATGGGGATGCCCAAGGAGCTGCTCGATGCGATGGCCCAGAACCAGCCCATCCCGCTCGACCCCACCACCACGGCCTACTTGCCTCGTCGTTCGTTCTTCAACGACGTGTACGGCACCAGCTTCTTCGTTCGGAACATCCCGCTGTGGGGCCTGGAGAAGAGCCTCATCAACGCGACCCTGACTGGCCACCGCCGCCGCGCCGGACCCATCACCCAGATTTCTGTGGGCTCTGAGCAGTGGGAACCTACGCCGGAGCAGATCGACGCCTTGGTGGCTGCCTATACGGCGGCCGAAGAGGATTCGGTCTCCTCAACCATCGGCACCCGGTACGACGTTCAGTTCAACCAGATCCGTGGCTCCCTCCAGGAGATGTGGAAGTGGCAGGACGAGTGGAGCTTCCTCCAGGAGGCCAAGCTCAAGATGTTCGGTGTTTCTGAGCAGCTCATCATGGGCGACATGAACATCGACACTACTACGGCCCCCACGATCTTCATGGAGCGGCTCAAGGCTCACCGCCGCTACGTGGTCGAGACCTTCCTCATCCAGAAGTTCTTCCGTGCTCTGGCTGTGGTCCACAACTTCCGCCGCCGTTCTCAGGCTGAGCTGAAGCACCGCATCATCATCAACGATGATGAGCACGAGCTGATCCTCCCCACCATCATCTTCCACAAGAACCTCGACACCACAGCCGACATGGCCCGGGCTGACCTGCTCGACAAGTTGGAAGAGGTCGGTCTCCCAGTTGGCATGGCGGAGTGGAATCGGACCCTGGGCGGTGGCGAACTGATTGACCGTATGCGCTCGGCCAAGGAAGACCTCCACTTCCGTCTCGAAGCCATGCGGTTCCAGGCCCTGAAGCAGAAGGTCATGGACCTCTCTGAGGGCGCCTCATCGACGGAGAACCTCGATGAGGAGATCAAGAAGCTCCAGAAGGAACTGGAGGGCATCGAGTTCGCCGACGATGACGAGAGCTACAACATCAACCCGCTGACGCGCACAGAAAAGCGCAGGGCTCGGGAGATGTCGGATGGTGTGATTGAGTCCCGCGCAGACGGAAGCCTGTCACCCTCTCAAGTGTATCGCCCCCAAGATACCGCTCAAAGAGGCACTCCTGAGCATGACCTTTCACTTGATCGGTCACAGCTCAACCGTGATCCCGAGACGCTGAATGCGCCCGGAAAGGCAGTCTGAACCATGACCACGCTCATCATGCCCGACCAGAACGTGCTGTCCGCAGCGGTTGACGGCGGTAGCCACCACATCGTTCGTTCCTATGCCGACCAGATCAACACCGAGGAGTCCTTCCGCCTGAGCTACGAGCGTGGCGGAGCCGACGGACGGCTGCTCATGGCTTCGGCTTCGGCGGTGGACCGCAGCTCGGTGGTGGACGTGTCCTGGCTGCCGGCCGCCTCGGAGGCGTACTGCATCTCATCGGACATCCGCGACTACGTGATCGCTGAGGTACCGATCGTCGAAGGCGACGTGCCGAACCGCAACATGCACTGCTTCCTGACCAGCCGCCTGGTCGAGTTCGTGCCCAAGTTCGGTGTCCAGGCGTACAAGACCTTCGTCGGCAAGCCGGTCTTCTACGAGCACCAGCACGACGACAACACCAAGGCCAAGGGCGTCATTCTCGATGCCTCGATGCGTCAGGTGAACGGCCGCTGGTTCACCATGATCCTCAAGGCTTTCGACCGGACCAAGGACCGGAAGCTGGCCGAGGACGTGCTGTCAGGCAAGCGTCGTGGCCACTCGATGTCGGCCTGGACCTCCAACTTCGACTGCGGCTTCTGTGGGCACAGGTGGGACACCTCCTACCCGCTGTCCTGTGAGCACGCGAAGGGTCCGATGCAGAAGCGCGTCCAGGGCCGCTACACCGGCCTCGGCGACATCATCAACGGCTCGCTGGTCTACGCGGCCACCCACGAGTTCTACTTCTTCGAGAGCAGCTCGGTGGGTGATCCGGCCAACTACGGTGCCATGCAGGTGGACCAGGTTCCGTTCGGGGGCTGACCATGGACCGCCAGGCTCGCCGCCGTATCGCCCAGGTCCTGAGGGCCGCCGCCGCCGCACTGGATGGTGCGGGGTTCGGCGGCCCCATGGACCCCGTGAACATCGTGAATCAGATCAACAGGCAGCGCCGGAGCTGGTCCCCTCTGGTCCTCTACAGGATCATTGATGTGATGGGTAACAAGAGGACGTTCACCGTCTTTTTTGATGGCGGCCGTCTCCGTTACGTCATGCGCACGAACTGGGGAAACAGGGGCTACGAGGTGTCCCCATGGGAAGTTGAGGAAGCCCTCCCCAAGAACGTGGACCGCTTCTCCTCCGTCAAGGCGGTGGCCAACTACATCACGTCTCTGCTCAAGCGGTACTACAAGGTAGTCGAGGTCGAGCAGCTTGAGGAGCTTGACTGATGAACCGGAAGACCCGCCTCCACATCGCCAAGGTGCTCCGGGCCGCTGCCCAGGCCCTGGACCCAGTGTCTGCCGACTTCGCGGCCATCCCCCACTTCAAGAACAAGTGGATGCGGCTGTCGGTCAACGACCTCCGCAAGGACCCGAAGCTCCAGGAGGAGCTGTTCGAGCTGATCCACCTCGCCTACAAGCCCATCGGTGGTCACTTCAAGCTCCGGCGCCCGAAGGACCTGCTGGGCGGTGAGGTCGTCTTCTTCGACGCCGTGGACATCGACGATGACCCGGACGCCGACGCCGTGGCTCTGATCGACACCAAGCCCGCTGGCGAGAAGCACGTCGGCATGGGTCATGACGGTACCAAGCCCGCCAAATCGGCCGTCATCAAGCACAAGGCCGATGACCTCAAGAAGCATGGCATCTTCGCCGAAGTGTCAGATGCCATCGCACACATTCTTCTGACCCGCTACGACATTCCGAGCGTCAACGATCCAGAGACCGTTCGGAAGGTCCTGAAGGGCAAAGAAATCGAGTGGGTAGGCCCCCATCCGTCCGGCAAGTACCCCAACAACCCTGGGTGGTACTACAGGGACATCGCGGGCCATCGCCACATGAAGATCATGGTGGGGAAGCCGAAGGCGTAGAACACCATCATAAAACCGGGCGGGAGCAACCTGGTGTTGTAACTCTTGCCCTGTAGCACCCGGCTACACGCAAACAGAAGCCCGGCGTCTACGATAACAGGCTGCCCAGAGCAGCAAAAACCAAACACAGACTCAGGGCTTCGCTAACCCTGGCTCCAGATACTGGGGCCAGTAGAGGACGAGAAATGAACAAGACCAAGAAGCAGGACCTGCTGATCGCCGCCAAGAAGGTCATGGCTCTGTCGGCCAAGCGCCGCGAGCGCATGGCGAAGGTGAAGGCCGAGGAAGAGGCCGCCCCCGCTGAGGAAGAGGTCGCCGCCGAGGAAGAGGCTGCGCCCGCCGAGGAGGAAGAGGCCGCCCCCGCCGAGGAAGAGGAGGCCCCCGTGGCCGCTTCCGTCAAGGCCAAGACCAAGGCTGCTGCCAAGGCCAAGACCAAGGCTGCGACCAAGACCAAGGCCGATGCGGTCGGCGGTCTGCCGCCCGCCAACGGTGGCTTCGAGGGCCAGCAGCTCGCGAAGGCCAAGGACTCCGCCAACCTCGGTGAGGAGGAGTACGGCTACAGCATCCCGCCGGAGCTGGAGCAGGCCATCGAGGAAGGCAAGGCCGAGGACTCCAAGGACGAGTCCTACCAGCCGGGCGTGCTCGTGCCCCCGGGCCTGGAGGACGCTGTGATGGCCGTGGCCGACCCGGCTACCCTCAGCAAGGCCGATTCGGACATCCGCTTCGACCTCGTTCCCTTCGTCCCCGAGACCGCCACCACCGCTGCCGAGGTCCTCAACGCGGGCGCGCACTGGGTGCTCTTCGCCAACGGTGACCCCGTGGCCAAGATCAACCTGGCCGACCAGGAGAACGCGGGCCGCATCGCCGCTCACTTCGTGAGCGAGGACTACGCCCGTTCGGTCATCCAGGGCATCCAGGCCGTGGGCCTCCACGAGACCCTCGCCTCGGTCAAGGCCAAGCCCTACGTGGCCAAGATCGACGAGAACGCCAAGATCGCGCAGATCAAGGCGCAGCTCGAAGCCCAGGCCAAGGAGACCCTCCGCGTCCAGACCGCCAACACCAAGAGCAAGTTCGTCGAGAACCTCGCCCTGGTGCTGGAGGCCAGCGCCTCGAACTTCATCGTCGAGAACCCCCTCAAGGACGCCCTCATCGCCTTCATGGCGTCGGCGGGCATCCCCGAGGCCATGGCGGCCGAGGGCGTGGACAACGCCTTCTTCCAGCACGGCGTGAAGACCATCGCGGGCTTCCTCGACAAGGCCGAGGAGTGGGCGAACTACACCTCCGAGGCGCAGGCCGAGCTGCGTGCGACCCTGGAGGCCGCTGGCCGTCGGTCGCGTCCGCTGCCCAGCCAGCTCACCCCGGCGCAGATCAACCCCGACTACGACCGCAACCTGGCGAACCGGATGGCTGCCTCCGCCATCCCCGTCCAGCAGCCCGCCAAGATCGAGGCGGCTTCGAGCAGCACCGCCCTCGACCCCACGCCTGCGTCCTCGTCCTCCAAGGACAGCTACCGCAAGCGCTTCGGCGGTTTCCGCACCTACTGAGGTGATGGAGAGCAGCTCTACCGTAGCTGAGATGTACTGAAACCGAGACACTTACACACCCTCAACATCACCCCTTCAGTGGGGGAAGGAAAGAAACAATGGCTATCAACCTCAACCTTTCGATCATGGAGCACAAGAAGGACGTGCTCCTCGATCCCTCCTACACCGGCGCGCTGGAGCGCGGCATGGTCATGGTGGACGCCGGCTTCAACGCGGCGGGCGAGCGCCTCGTGGCGCCCTCCGCTGGCGCGGGCGGCGAGCGCCCCGTGGGCTTCCTGTGGCTCTCGGAGACCAACCAGGCTCAGGTGCCGATCATCGAGAAGCTCGCGGTCCCCGCTGCGGCTCCTCTGACCCTCACGCTCCGTGAGCGTCCCGCGAACGATGCCGCTGGCGTCCGTGCCTACAACACCGACACCGGCGCGGCCATCACCATCGTGGACGGCGCTCCCGGCGCGGGCCAGCTCGGCCTCGCGGCGGCCCCCTCCAAGGTGGTCACCGCCGATGTCGGCCTCGCTGGCGTGAACGTCACCCTCGTGTACGAGTTCGCCATCTCCGCTCAGGAGCTGGCGCGTCGCGGCGGCCGTCGTTCGGTCAACCAGGGTGCCGAGGGCCTCTACAACCAGGTGACCATCGTGTACGGCAACTGCACGATCTTCACCTCGTGCTTCGACCCCTCCGACGCCCTCGACGTGGCCGCCAACGTGGCCATCAACAGCGGCCCGGGTGGTGACTGCGTGCTCGGCGGTGCCGGCACGCTCGTGGGCACCAAGGTCGCGGCGCCCCAGATGCTTCTCACCCCCGGTGTGGAGCAGGCGTTCATCGGCGTGGAGTGCAACCTCCCCGGCTGATGATGTGAGCTGAGCCCCTGGCCAATAAAGGCCGGGGGCTCAGCTCCTTCTTTCACACTCTCTTTCAAGCTCTACGAGCCCGCACTTCACGCTCAGGAGAACAAACCCATGAACGGCACCCCGGCACAGGCCGCCCGCAAAATCCGTGAGGCGTTGAGCGGGCTTCAGGAAGCCTACAAGACCGCCTCCCCAGACGAACGCAAGGTGATCCGCGCCTGCGCGGCCGAGCTTCGTGACCTTCACCGCGAAGTCAAGGCCGGTGACTACATGGATGTCATCGACGAAGAAGAGATGGACGAGGACATGGACATGTCCGACTCCATGGGCTGCGGCGACTCCATGGATGACGACCTCGACATGATGATGGACGAGGAAGACGACCTCATGATGGACGAAGAAGATGACCTCATGATGGACGAGGAAGACGACCTCATGATGGAGGACGACCTCGACATGGGCCTCGAAGCTGAGCCCGGTCTGGAGGACGAACTCTTCTCCGACGACCTCATGATGGAGGACGAGGAAGAAGACCTCATGATGGACGACGAGCTGGGGATGGACACCCTCGGCGACGAAGCCCTCTTCGAGGACGATGCCCTCGGCATGGACATGGGCGAGATGGATGACGAGGACGACCTCGACATGCTCGACATGGACATGGACGACGAGGAGCTGGCCCTCTCCGCGCTCGACCTCGCGGCTGCTGCTCTGATGGCTGCCGCTGAGGAAGAGAGCGCTGAGGAGGAGGCCCCCGCTGAGGAGGAGGAGTCCGAGTCCGAGGAAGAGGCTCCCGCTGAGGAAGAGGCTTCCGAGGAGGAGTCCGAGGAAGAGGCTTCCGAGGAGGAGACCGACTCCATGGACGAAGCGGAAGCTGACCTCGAAGTCCTGACCGAGGACGAGCTGGCCGCGCTGGAGAAAGAGGGCCTTCTCGAAGGTTCCGCCTTCCGCGTCCCCAGCATCGAGGCTCGCCTCCAGCGAGTGCAGGGCCGCCTCGCTCGCCTGATGGCGAGCCGAGAGGCTGAGCGTCGCCCTTTCGCTCGTCGGCGCTGAGCACCACCGCGTTCGTGGACGGCCAGGACGAGCTGCAATCCGAGGGTGACCTCCATGCTCTCCTGGCGTCCATGACGCCCGCTGAGCGTCGTGATTACCTCAAGCAGCGCGTCCTGACCGCCAAGCGGCGGCGGAAGATGTCCAAGGCCGAGCGCATCACCAAACAGCGCAAGGCCGTGAAGAACCGAAAGCGGCGCAAGTACCGCTCTCGGATCTTCAAGTCCCGTCGGGGAATGAAGGCCCGTGGGATCGATGGGAAGGTGATTCGCAAGCGCTTCTTCGTCGTGACCTACGACGCCAACGGCAATACCCTCGGAACCCTTTGGTTCTCGACGCCGAAGCCGACTGAGGCCGCCCAGACCGAACACCTCGCCCAGCACGGCATCAAGCACCCGATGCTACTGCCCGTGATCAGTCCCGAGAAACTGAAGTCGATGAAGCACAGGCTCAACAGCTCCAAGCAGGCAAAGAACCGCCGAAGGCGTGGCTGACGGAGCACTACTTTCTAAGTCCCTTCTGTCATGAACAGCAGGGCACGTTTGAGACCGGTCATCCTACCTTTCATGTGACCACTCAAACGAAGAAGAAGTCGGGTCAATCTTCCCTCCCACTTCTCATCCTTCTCTGAGGGCAAGGCAGGTCCTTCTCTCACAGCAATAACAGGGGCTCCCGGCCCAGTACCACCAACATTCCGCAGCTCGTCCTCTTTCTTTTGGGGCCGAACCAACCTGAGCTGCGGAAAGGCCCCTTGAAGGAGAACGCAAATGACTCTCGTCATGCAGCGTCAGGACTTCTACGGGAAGACTCGGGAGCCGGTCATCGGCCACATGCCCGCGTTCGCCAAGAAGCCTGGCGGCAACGTCGTCGAGGCGGGTGGTCGCATGACCAACGCCGCCGGTGAGATCAACGCCTACGACAACCAGGACCTCGCGCAGAAGATCAACGCGATCTACTCGATGGTCCAGAACCAGGAGATCGGTGCGGGCAGCGGGTTCGAGGACCCGGGTGCCGAGCGCGCCAAGCTCCAGGCCAAGAAGGAGCGTCACGAGGAGCTGGTGTCCGCCTACCACAGCGGCTCCCAGGACGAGCGCTTCAAGGTCATGGGCGAGGTCTTCGCGGAAGACGTGTGGGAGACCCTGAACCGCCAGGGCTTCACCCCGCAGCTCGTCGCCCGCAAGGATGTCGTGGACGGCCAGGACAACCGCATCCGCAAGCGCCGCAAGGACGTGGTGGCCTTCCAGGTCGTCAACGACGGCGAGGGCATCGCGCAGGTCGTCGAGCAGGCGTACATCTACCCCCAGGACTACTACCTCCAGTGCCAGGTCCTCATCGAGGAGCGTGATCTCGCCCAGGCGGGTCCCGAGTTCCTCGACGAGAAGTTCCAGGATGCCCTGGAAGCCGTCATGGTTCGCCAGGACCGCATCCTCCGCAGCCTGCTCCTCTCGACCGCTGGCGTCTTCAACGCCCCGGTGTCCTTCGCCACCTTCACCCCGCAGGTCCTCACGGCCCTCCGGACCCAGGTGGCCTCGAACGGCATCCCTGCTGCGCACATGCTGTTCTCGTTCGACATCTGGGACGACATGATCGCCGACCCGGCCTTCACCGCCTGGTGGGAGCCCGTCCACAAGTACCAGCTCATCATGGAGGGCAAGCTCGGCTCGCTCCTCAACATGAAGCTGATCACCGACGGCTTCCGCTACCAGACCCTCAAGGTCCTGGAGCCCGGTGAGGTCTTCGTGCTCGGTACGCCGATCACCCTCGGCCAGCGTGGCGTCCGCCGCGAGATCCAGAGCACCGAGATCAACCACTACCCGCTCGGCGCCCCGCGTCGTGGCTTCTACCTCATGGGCATCGAGAGCCTCCACGTCGAGGATCGTCCGGTGGCCATCGGTACCCGCGTCTGACGCAGGTAGCCACGTCGGCAGAGAAGGGGGAGGCTTCGGCCTCCCCTTTCTCTTTCTGCGCACACTATGGTGTAGGGTCCGTGGTCTCTTCCCACGCCTTGGAGGCTTGCTATGCCCGCATGGGTTGACACAGCAGAAGAAGAGAAGGCTTGGAAGAAAGCCAAGGGCATTGTTGCGGAGCAACGCAACAAGCGGGAGTCAGAGTTCACGGACAGGGATTGGGGTCTGGTCTCTCACATCGCCCAGAACATCCTCAAGTCTTCTGCCCTCTCGGCCACGACTGACCGTGGTCTCATCTACCGGCTCGCCAAGGTGGATCGAATCCTCAAGGCCCGGGCTATCAAGGCCAAGGGAGATGAGGACCTGCCTGAGGACTCGAAGGGCCTGGTCGAGGGTCTGAAGAAGGTCATGAGCTTCGGCGGCCAGGCCATCGCCAAGCTCCGCAAGGCGGAGTCCTCTGGTATGGAGATGGAAGAGGCCAAGGCCCTGGCAGACGAGTTGATGGCCACCGCCACCAAGCTGGAAGAGCTGCTGAACGGCCTCAAGTAGGGCTACAGAACACTCTGGGGGTGAGGTAGCCCATGACGCAGGAACGCATCTACGATTTTGGCGCGCTGCTCACACAGAGCCGCACCAAGACCCTCGCCGCCAGCCTTTTCACCCCAGGCATCTACGAGGGATTCGACCCCACCATCATCAGCCCCACGTTGTTGGAGTTCTCTCCCGGCACGTACCTGCTGCCCAACGGCGTGCTGGTCCGCGAAACCGCAGCTACTCGGGTGACCATCCCGACCCCTGCCTCGGCCGAGACGTACACCATCACGGCCGGTCATGATGACATCCAGGCTGTCGGTGGTTCGTCGGCCTTCTACACGCTTGAAGACGGCATTCGGGAGCGCTCGGGCGACCCGAGCACGAACTCCCTGGCCCTGCTCTGGGTCCGCCACACCGGCGGTGGCCCGCTGACCTACGAGATGCTGAGCCGGCCCCCGGTTCTTCAGGCCGGAACCCTTCTCTCGGCCATCGAAAACGGTGTGCTCCTGGCCCCGTTTCCGCAAGCGTGCAATGAGGTCAAGGGATCGAATATCCAGGTCACGCAGACGGTTCACGGTTCGGGGAACGAGCACCTGGGGACACTCATCCAGAACACAGCGGTCTCGGGTCTTCAGACCTACCAGTTCCGGCTGCCGTTGCCTCCGCGCCCAGCGCCCCGCAGCATTCAGGTGTTCGCAGACATCCCCTCCCTGGGCTCCATCTCGCTCAGCGCCGCTGGGTATGAGCTGTACCAGGCTGGGGGTGGGGTAGTGTCCACAAGCCCGGCCTCTCTGACGGGTCCGATCACAGCCCTGGACCTCAGGTCGGCACCTGCTGGGACCTTCACGCTCGGCAACTACGAGGAGGACGATCCTCCTACTTCTCTTGGCGTGACGATCACTGTCCCCCCAGCCACCGCAGGTTTCTTCCTAAAGGGGTTCAACCTGGTCGGCGATTGAGGTACACGGTTCCTCCGCTCGTAGGGGGACCCGGTGCAGCACAAGGTCATTCAAATCGGTGTTGTGGGCGCTATGCAGCGAGCACATCCAGCGCTGACGCAGCTTTGGCTTCAGTGGACTGGGGTGGCTGGGCTGGAGTGGGCGACCTTCGACATGGTTCGTCCAGAGTATGGATCGAATCCAGCCACCCAGGTGAAGCTCAAGGCCACCCGAGGGGTGACGGAGACCTGGCAGACCTTCTGCGACCTCCTGTCGCTGCCGGAGAAGGCGCCTGAGCGTCAACGGATGCCCATCTACCTCGATGCCCGCGCACCCGCTCATCCGGCCTTCTGGGCTGCCCTGAGGCGTCGTGAGCTGGAGGAGGTGGACGGCCCCATCGAGTTCTGGTGGCGGCTGCTCGTGCTCCGCTACAAGAGCATCCAGCTCGCCTCTCAGATCCTCATCCGGGAAGCCATCGGTGAGGACCAGCTTCTGGACCGGGGCATCGTTGGCTTCAATAACCCTTCGTTGAATCGCGAGGGGCGGTCATCGGACAAGCTCCTCGTTGCTGGCACCTATTCTCAGCCTACACACGTCGTGGTATCGCTTCGGGTCAAGCGTACTGCCAAGCAGCAAGGCTTGGTGTTTAGTTTCGAGGACAGCAACTTCAAGGCGCGCTTTGTGTCCAAGCTGATTGACCTGGCTGTGTCTCGCGGCTGAAAGGATTCGTATGGCCTTTGTCGGTTTTGCCACCATGAACCCCATCGCCGCGTCCGCGATGCTTGACAACAATCGTTGGCGGACGGTTGTGTACGCCGATACCCCACGCAGCAAGGGAAGGTACGAGCTGTTCCTGAAGGGCGACAAGAAGGACCAGCGCAAGGCGGTGCTTTTCCTTATGGGGGCAGCCAACCTACACAAGGTAGTCAAGGACGCCGAACGCTTCGCCTCCGTCCTCATCTTCGACGACCTCCAGAACCTTCACCAGCTCTCAACGATCCTCAAGGACTTTGAGGTAGTGGACATCGATGTTGAGGGTGGGACTCACTTCCCGAGACATCTGACTCCGGCCGAGATGGCGGACGTGGTGTCTTCCTCGGGAGCGCCTCCGGCCGAGATCCCCCTTCTCACCAAGATCACGTCGGCCCTGGGGAAGCGCAAGCCCTCCGTTCTGGAGTCCACCTCCCGGATGCCTCTGCCTGAGGCGGTGCCTGAGTCCGGTGCTCAGCGCCTCCTCACCGAGATCAAGAACGTCGTCGAAAGCGCGGACAGCCAGCTTCCGTTCGCAGTCATCATCGACGTGTACACGAAGTTCCTGTTCCGGATGCTCCCGCGCAACAAGGTCACCTCTACCGTGACCAAGAAGCTGCCTGAAGAGGCCAAGGATCTTTGGGGTACCGCCCTGGACCTGGCCAACTCCGACGTGGGGGTGCGCATGGCCCTGGGGTTCAGAGCGCTGTGCCGGGCAGAAGACCCGGACTACAGGGTCGGTCACGCTGTCGCTGACTACGGCCTCAAACCGTATAGCGGGGACTTCCTCTATTTCACGTCGGTCCTACCGCCGAGTCGAGCTTTCGAGTTCCTCAAGGAACTTGACGAAGCAGATGATGGGTCGTTGGGGCCACAGCAAAAGTTCAAGCCCTCGCCTGCCGCTCCCAAGGCTAAGAAGAAGGGGCGGAAGAAGGCGTAAGGTCGCCCTCGGCCGTCTATCGAGCCGAGGCGCACCCTGTCCTTACGTCGTGGCAAGGGGCCACGGAACAGCAACTAGGGGTCTTTCTATGTTGGACACGGCACTTTCGGCCGAGCAGGCAGCCATTTCTCGCAAACCATCCAACCAGGCCGGCGTGCCTATCAAGCCGAAGCGCTACTTCACCGCAGACCATCCCAACACCAGCCCCTATGACCTCGTGGAGTGGGAACTCCGCGATGTCGAGATCAAGGACTTCAACTCCGGCAAGGTCATCTTCTCCCAGAAGGGCATCGAGACGCCCCGCTTCTGGACCCAGAACGCCATCACCATCGTGGCCCAGAAGTATTTCCGGGGCCACGGCGCCGAGCGTGAGAACTCGGTCAAGCAGCTCATCGACCGTGTGGCGAAGGGCATCGCTGAGGCCGGGGTGAAGAACCGCTACTTCGATGCCGAGTCGGCCCAGGTGCTCGAAGACGAGCTGCGCCACCTCTGCCTGCACCAGATGATGGCGTTCAACAGTCCGGTCTGGTTCAACGTGGGCACGGTTGAGGACCCGCAGTGCTCCGCCTGCTTCATCCTCGATGTGCAGGACAACATGGAGTCGATCCTGGCCTGGCCTGAGGAAGAGGGGTACGTCTTCCGCAAGGGCTCTGGGGCAGGCGTGAACATCTCCCACATGCGGGAGAAGAACGCCCGCATCACCGGCGGCGGCTTCGCTTCCGGCCCGCTCAGCTTCGCTCTCGGTGCCGACCGTCAGGCGTCCGCCATCAAGAGCGGCGGCAAGACGCGACGTGCGGCCAAGATGCTGGTCATGAACGTGGACCACCCCGACATCGAGGAGTTCGTTCAGACCAAGGTCGAGGGTGAGCGCGTGGCTCAGGCGCTCATCGCTGCCGGTTTCGACCCGGGCTTCAACGTCGAGGGCGGCGCCTACGACCTCGCCCCCTGGCAGAACGCCAACAACTCAGTCCGTGCCACGGACGAGTTCATGCGGGCGGTCAGCGAGAATGGATCGTTCTCCCTCATCTCTCGTGCTCCGGAGGGTGGGGTGACCAAGGTGGTCAAGGCCAAGGACCTGTTCCGGCAAATCGCCGAGGCGGCCTGGCGCTGTGGCGACCCCGGGATGCAGTTCCACGACACCGTGAACCGCTGGCACACCTGCCCGGCCGACGGCGAGATCGAGGCATCGAACCCCTGCTCCGAGTACATGTTCCTCAACAACACCGCCTGCAACCTCGCCTCGTTGAACCTCATGAAGTTCTACAGCCAGGACGCCGGCTTCGATGTCGAGGGCTTCCGGGCGGCGGTGGAGTACACCATCCTGGCCCAGGAGATCATCGTCTCCCTGTCCTCCTACCCCACCAAGAAGATCACCGAAGAGGCCAAGAAGTACCGGACCCTCGGCATCGGCTACGCCAACCTCGGCGCCATGCTCATGACCATGGGTCTGGCCTACGATTCGGATGAGGGCCGAGACCTGGCCGGGGCCATCACTTCGCTGATGTCGGCCGTGGGCTACCGCGTGTCCGGCCAGGTGGCCAAGGAGGTCGGCACCTTCACTGGCTTCTTCCGCAACCAGGAGGGCGTGGTTCGGGTGCTTCAGCAGCACCAGGAGGCCCACGGCCAGCTCAGCACCCAGGTCTCGCTCAAGACCAAGAAGCTCGATGGGCTTCTCCAAGCCGCTGAGGACGAGTGGGCGGAGGCGATCGACTTCGCCAAGACCACGGGTCTCCGCAACGCCCAGGTCTCGGTCCTCGCGCCCACTGGCACCATCTCGTTCATGATGGACTGCGACACCACTGGCGTCGAGCCGGACCTCGCACTGGTCAAGTACAAGAAGCTGGTCGGTGGCGGCACGATCAAGATCGTGAACCAGTCCGTCCGTCCGGCGCTCATGGCTCTGGGCTACGACACCCACGAGGTCGAGGAGATCGTCGCCTTCATCGAAGAGAACGACACCATCGAAGGCGCTCCGCACCTCAAGGCCAAGGACCTCAAGGTGTTCGACTGCTCGCTGAAGCCGGCCAACGGCGAGCGCTCGATCTCGCCCCAGGGTCACATCAACATGATGGCGGCCTGCCAGCCCTTCCTCTCCGGTGCCATCTCCAAGACCGTGAACCTTCCTCGTGAGGCCACGGTCGAGGACATCGAGTCCATCTACATGGACGCCTGGAAGAAGGGGCTCAAGGCCATCGCCCTGTACCGTGATGGCTGCAAGGAGAGCCAGCCGCTCAACGTCAAGGCTGACACCAAGGTTGAGGCCAAGGTCGATGCCGTGCCGTCGGCCGCTGCCAAGCCTCAGCGTGAGCGTCTGCCCGACGACCGAATGGGTGGCATCCACAAGTTCTCCATCGCGGGTCATGAGGGCTACCTCACCCTCGGGTACTACCCTGACGGTCGGCTGGGGGAGGTGTTCATCAACATGTCCAAGCAGGGCTCGACCCTGGGCGGGCTGATGGATGCCTGGGCCACCATGATGTCCATGGGCCTTCAGTACGGCATCCCGCTGGACCACTTCGTCGAGAAGTTCAAGCACACGAGCTTCGAGCCGAGCGGATTCACCACCAACCCCGATGTCCGCATGACCAGCTCCCTGCTGGACTACGTGGTCCGGGTGCTGGAGCAGCGGGCTCGGGTGGCCACTGAGGGTGGTCTGATGACCGTTCCGGTGCCCAGGGAGGACGAAGACAAGCTGGACGTGAAGTCCACTTTCGTGAAGGCTGAGTCGCTGGTGACGGGTCCGCCCTGCACCGCATGTGGGGCGATGACCGTCCGCGCCGGAGCCTGCTACAAGTGCGACAACTGCGGCTCCACCACGGGCTGCGGCTGATATGATGCGGCTGTGCCGGGTGTTAAGAAATGAACACCCGGCACAGCCTACGTCCTTTGTGCGCGTCACATTGTAGTCTGTCAGAGGGGCTGTCCGCATCCAGTGGACGGTTGTTTCGGGCGGGCTATGGCGGGGACTATCATTTCAGAACTGGCGTTCGGCGTTGCTGAGCTATTTCATGCCAGCCCGGACATGATGGCTGTCGTCGCGGCAGCCGACCAGTTGTTCCTGCGCGCCAACGGCCCGCTATGCTCTCTTCTGGGATACAGAGAAGAGGAGCTGGTGGGCCGCTCGGTCTTCGACTTGGTGCATCCCGCCGACCTTCTCGTTGGACGCAAAGCGTTTGGCCACAAGAACCAGGCTTTCGAGCGCCTGACCCTTCGGCTCGGCACCAAGTCTGGTCGGCAGCATTTCATCGAGTGGAGCGGCACCCCGCTATCCAATGGGTGGGTCTTTCTCGTCGCCCGAGACGTGACCGAGGAACGACAGCGCCAGGATGAGCTGTACCAGCTCGCCCACTTCGACGCGGTGACTTCGCTTCCGAATCGCCTCCTCTTCCGGGATCGAGTCACCCACGGGCTTGCACAAGCTCGCCGCGAAGGGCGGATGTCCGCCCTGGTCTTCATCGACCTGGACAACTTCAAGCCGGTGAACGACACCTACGGCCACGCCGTAGGAGACCTTGTTCTGCGTGTTGTCGCCGACCGTCTGCGTAATGCAGTACGTGATACAGACACCGTAACGCGGCTTGGTGGCGACGAGTTCGTAGTGTTCCTGTCTCTGCTCAAGGAGCGGGTGACGCTTCGCTCGATCCAACGACGGCTCTTCCGGGCCGTGCGGACGCCGGTCAAGCTCCCTGAGGGTGGTGAGGTGAAAATCACGGCCTCGTGCGGAACAGCGGTGTTCCCAGACGACGGCAGTGATATGGATGAACTCCTGCTTCGCGCTGATGAGCGCATGTACAAGCAGAAGTCGTCCAAGCGGGAGTAGTTGTATGCCGGCCTCAGAAGATAGCGATTTCCAAGAGAAATCCGAGCACGCTCACTTTGAAAACCGTGGGCACGAGCCCCATAGCAAGAGCACTTCTGAGAGGAAGCGACGCTTTCGTTTCGAGGACATGTACACCGTCATTGGCGGCCAATACGTCATGCCCCTGGACGATGACTAGAGGTTCCTGTGAACGAGAAAGACCTGCTGCAAAGCCTCGCCCAGCGCTTCGCTGCGTTGGGAGCGAATGAGAGCGAAGCTCTCTTCTATCTCCAGCGAGAAGCCAGCAGGCGCCTGTTGCGCATCGTTGACAAGTACAGCCGTTACATCCCCGTGGACCAGCGGGTGGACGGCTTCGAGATCCAGTCTGTGCGAGTTGAGGGCGGTGCCTTCGTCGCCGACATTGCGTTGTCGAGCGGTGGCGCCGTGGTCAAGGCCGCCAAGGTCACCTTCGACCCGACCAACTGAGGTGCGGCATGGGTGCGTTCAAGCCCGACATCATTGGCGCCGAGGTCATTGAGAGCCTCCGGTTCTGGAAGGACAGGTTGTCCGACTGGCCTGTCTCTGGCGTGGTTCAGCACTACACCGCCTCTCAGTCAGAGCAAGGCTTGGTGAAGTGGATGGCAACGCCGGAGTGCGAGGTGTCCGCCCATCTGTTCATCTTCCGAAACGGCCACAAGGTCCAGATGGTTCGGTTCGCAGACAGGGCCTTCCACGCGGGTGAGAAGCAAGGGCAAGGCTTCTGGAAGGGCCAGCCCCAGCCCACCAACGTCAACAACTTCACCATCGGCATCGAGAACTGCAACGCCGGCTGGCTCATCAAGGGCAACGACGGCAAGTTCTACATGCCCAAGAAGACCAGCTCGGGATACGCGGCGGGTAGCCCCTACAAGGGACCGGCTCCCGAGCAAGCGGCAGACCACACCGGTCAGATGCGGTGGTGGGAGCCGTACTCGGACAAGCTGGTCGCGGCCAACATCGAGGTACTCAAGCAGATCGTGGACAAGTACCCCTCCATCACAATGGAGGACATCGGCTTCCACAGCGATGTGAGCCCTCACCGCAAGCACGACCCAGGGCCTCTCTGGCCGCACGAGTACGTCCTTGCGGAGGTCTTCGGGAAGCCTGAGCCGATGCTCCCGACCCCGACTGCTCCGGCGTCTGAGCCGGACGACGACGATGACGAGATTGCCGCTCTGGGGGCGAACCGAGGCGACAATGCCGAGGGGGAAAACCCTGAATGGCACTACGACTACGACGCCCAGATGTCGATGATCGACAGGGTGCGTGAGCCTGAGTGAGGCTATGTCCCGAGAAATCGAGATCCCGCTGACCGTGAGAGTCGATGAGGCCGGCGATGAGTTCTACGTGGCACGGCCTCGTAGGCCGACGGTCGTAGACCTCTCCAAGTCCACCTTCGTGGTCCTACACCCCGAGAAGGACGGAGAGCCGGCCACCATGATCATCAGGGTGCGGAGCCATAAGCGGTTCCCTCGGCAGGCTCCGGACGACCTCTGGGTTGCAGAGGTCCGACGAGCGGAAGACCGCTTCGGACCAGACGGCTATGTGGGCTACGGATACTTCATCAACAACTGGAAGTCTCAGTCACTACCACATGGACTTCAAAGCAGAAAACCGGTCATCGACCGGCTTGTGAAGGAGGGCCGCTTGGAGGTCTACGAAGCACCGGATGGGAAGGAAGCCATTCGGAGCGTAGGCTGAAGGTCTCCAAGCCATCCTGAACCATGGCCGGCAAACTGACTTCACGGATGGATGGGGTGGTGGAGCAGCTCTCAGAGCTGCCTTTGCCTCCTCGCGTCATGGCAAACCTGGAGGAGGCCGCTGAGCTGGTCGCTTCCACGGATCGAGTCGCTGAACAGCGCCGGCTAGCTGACCTTGCCGTCGAGCGAATGAAGCTGGAGGCCGCCTCCATCACGGGCGCTGACCGTGACCGTGGCGTGGTCCTCTCCATCCCAATCCCCCGGCAGTTCGCCTCGCGGTGGCCGGACCCGGCGACCTACAACCATGGACACGAGCCGCACCTCACGGTGCTGTACGTCTCGCCGGAGATGACTCCTGGCGAGGCATCAACGGTGCTCCATCTGGTCCGGAAGGTCGCCCGGACCATCCCGCCGTTTCGGCTCTTCGTTGATGCCCAGGCCGGGCTTCACGACTTCGGCCCCAACGAGGAGAAGGGCGAGAAGGCCCTCTGGCTGCCTGCCCGGTCTGACCCCCGTGGCGAGATTGAGCGGCTACATCGGATGCTCCGACAGACCTTGGAGCGAGAAGGCGTGGACGTTCAAGCCCACAAGGACTTCACGCCGCATGTCACCTGGGCCTACGTCCCCAACGACTTCGAAGATGAGAACAGGCGTCGGATGGAGGCGCATGTCTCCGACCGATTCCAGCGAGGTATCTGGTTCGACGTGCGGCACCTGAGCATGTCGATGCCAACCGGAGGGGTAAAGGCCATCGCCTTGAGCCCGCTGCCGCGTAGCTCTGTCTACTGAGGGAGCTACCATGATCATCCAGTCTGTCAGTGCGGGACTCACGAACCTCGGACGCGAACTTCGCGTCCGTGGCGAGACAGAAGCTCTCGTGCTCGGCGACTGGACGTTTCAGGTCGGAACCGATGGCTTCGATCCGATGAACCCAGATGAAGCCACGGACGTGGACTTCTCGTCCCAGGTGCTGTCCGCACCGGTAGGCGGTACCCGCTACCTTGGGCGTGTCCTTAGCTCAGGCGCGGCGGCTTCGGCGACGGTGCTCGGCGACGGTCTCGTTCAAGTGGACGGCCTGGCGGGCATTCCCGTCTCGGTCAGCAACCGGTGGATTCGGTTGTCGGGCTCCGCCGACCCGTTCGTCAATGGGACTTGGGTGCTCTCGCAGTTCCTCTCCCCGACATCGGTGATCATCTACAACCCTCTGATGACCGCCAGCGACCCCGGCCCCCTGAACTGGGAGCTGCGTGAAGCCTGCCTGCTGCGCCCCAACATCCGCGCCATCGACTTTCATGGACGAGTGCTGGCCCCAGACGCCACGGTAGATAACCAAGAGCTGGGCCAGGTGGGCGTCTTCGCCAGGGTCATCAAGGCGCCTACAGTGCCATCCCTGCTAGGGTTGAACATCCTCTTCGCAGTGGCGCACCATCCAGCCATCGCCAAGTTCGAGGAGATGGCTATCAACTATCACATCTGCGTCCAGGCGTAGGGTTTGAAGGACACACTGAGCCATGGAAGCCTCTTGGTATCTGCTCCACATCCGCCCCGCTCCTCCTTCCAAGGAGGATCAGGAGAAGGCTGCGACCAAAGAGGAGCAGGACAAAGAGACGACCAGCCCGGACAAGGCTGAGACCGACAAGGCCGAGGAGCAGGTCGAGGAAGAGAAGCACGAGATGCTTCGGGTGCCTCAGGTGGGCACGCCTGTTGTCCACTTCCTTGGGCTCGGCGGGGACGACGAGCGCAAGAAGAAGGACCTCGACAACCCGCTGTGGGAGAAGATCCAAGACGAGGCCCGCCCTGCCTGGGCGCCGGACCTGCTCCGCCTCGGCTACACGGTGGTGTTCAAGCGCGAGGGGCTGCCCAAGCTCGCCGCCAAGCTCGGCATCAAGAATCCTCGCAACGTCACCAAGGAAGAACACCAGAAGGCCCGGGATCGAATCCTGACCTTCGACGACGTGTGGGTCATCGGGGTTGTCCCTCACCGGATGCCCATGTACTTCCCTGACAAGGACCTCAAGCCCGAGGACTGGTGGCTGGCCACCAAGGAGTCCAAGAGCATCACGTCGCCGTACCTCGCCCCCGGCGGAGCGACGGTGGCCACCGGAGCGCAGCGTTTGGCCGATGTGGTCATCTCGATGCTGCGTCAGCCGAACGGTTTCCCTCGTATCGTGCCGACCATCGAAGAGGTACGGAACGACATGTCGGAGTTCATCAACCCACTGGTGCCAATCAAGCCGGTTTCCCCGGAGCCCTCGGGCGCACCTGATAGCACCAACTATCGAGTCGGCTACGACCCGGAGACCGGCTACGGCTGGGCTGGCATCGAGCTGTTCCGCTACGGCTGGAAGTAAGGACGTGAGCCATGAAGTCTGAAGACCGAAAGCAAGTTGCTGCTGCTCTCCGCGCCGCCGCCGCTGTCCTGGAGGGCAAGGTGGCCGTCAGTGCCTACAAGAAGGGCACCCATGTTCCGGTTCGCGACCTGCCCCGTGTGGTCCAGCAGGCCCTCAAGTCCGTCGGATACCACAAGACGGACGTGGAGCTGGTTCCCTCCGAGACCTTCACCCGTGGCGGCGGCTCTGCCTTCGAGGGCAACCGAGCCTACAACGTCTTCGTGAACCTCAAGACCAACAAGTACCAGAGCGAGTACGGGTCCTGGGGCGGCTCCAACGCCTTCGAGCAGAAGGGCGCTGACGTGGACACCGCCAAGCGTCCGCTGCCCGACGGCATCCTTCACATCCAGGGAGAGGGCGGCGGCCGGGGCAACTTCGCCCGCATCTACGTCAACCCCCAGACTCTGGCGCCTCTGATGCCGGCGGCCGAAGAGGTCACGGATGAGGAGCAGAAGGCCATCCGCATCATCGACGGCATCAAGTCGAGCTATCGAGATGATGAGTTCCGACGGGCTCGCCTCGGTCCCTACAGCCTCAACAACCCCATCATCCAGAGCCTGCTCAGCAAGGGCATGGTCAAGACGAACCGGGCTGGGGCCATCATGATTACGACGAAGGGCAAGAACGCCCGCACTGGGTGGTGATCCCATGGACCAAAGCACTCGCAAGAAGGTGGCCGCGTCTCTTCTGGCGACTGCCCGGGTCCTGGAGGCGAAGCTCAACTTCGGCATCTCCAATCTGTTCGTCAATGATGTAGGGGGAGACACCTGGCCGGAGCCTGCCGGCTGGGACCTCGACAACTACGCCTTCCCACACGACAAGTACGGTGGCTACGCGGGCATCACGTACCAGTACGTGGGCGGAAACAACCCAGCCCTGTTTGTTGATTTCGAGATCGGCAAGGCTTCCGGCAACGACCCTCTCCCGCGAGGGAGTGGCGACTTCTCCTGGAACCAGCGGGCCAAAGGCCCGCGCCAGGTCAAGCCCAACACCTACGAGATCCGTGGGTTCGGAGAGACCAAGAAGGGGACGTGGGATTCCGTCCGGGACATCCCCGGCATCCTCCAGCAGGCCGTCCGGTGGAATGACCAGATGATGGCCAGGCTGCTTCAGAAGGTAAAGCGCCTGAATGTCGCCGGGTGGGACATCCAGATCGACGGCACGGAGGCCCACGCTACCTACGAGCAGCTTCCCGAGTTCGACGACAGCCACCTGACGGTGACCTTCCGCGACCTGGATGAGGTCTTCGCTGGCGAGGAAGGCATCGCAGAGGTCTTCTACGCCCATGGCGCAGACTACGGGGGCTTCTTCGGCAAGAAGGGGTATGAGGAGAGCTTCTCCTCCTTCCAGGACATGGTGAAGATCCTGAAGAAGGCCGAGCGCTTGCTTCAGAAGTAGGAGTCGAGATGGCGAAGTTCTGGGCCTGGCTGAAGCCGAAGCTCATCTGGATCGCAGCCGGGGCTGGAGCAATCATCAGCCTCCTCATCGCCATTGCGACCTTGGGTCGCTCTCGGCCGATTGGGGGAGGAGGCAAGCCACCTCCTCGGCCCGAGCTGGAAGACGTGCCGGATGTCAAAGTCCCGGACGTGAAGACCGACTTCGAGACCAAGCCGGCCGACAAGTACGAAGAGAAGAAGGCCGAGCCGAAGCGGAACGGGCAGGACGTGATCGACGACCTGAACAACAGCTTCAACTAGCGCTTGCCCACTGTGGATTCTAGGTGTAGTTGTACGCTCCTCATCATGCTGGAAGTACACTTGAGAATCCGCCATGCTGGTCAAGCTGAGTCAACACTACATGCACACGGTGTGCAGGAGGCAACATGCGCCTGCTAGCGCTGGTGTCACTGCTCGCCGTGGCGGCGGACGTTCCCCCACCGGCCTTGGCGGTGGACGCAACCTGCGTGGACTACGCGGACAGCCACACGTTGGTGCGCAAGGACGTGTTGGCCCAGCTCAACGCGGACCACAAGAATCTGCCCCTGTGTGAAGAGGGCCTGAAGCAGGCCCAGGTGGACCTGACGCAGGCACAAGCCGACCTCCTGGCCTTGAAGAAGGCTGCTGAGGAACAGCAGGTGGCCATCGCCAAGCTCAAGGCCCAGAAGGAGATCCTTGAGCGCCACATCACCAAGCTCGAAGGGCTGACCTGCCCTGAGCCCACGGTTGGTGACCAGATTGCTCAGACCTGGGAGTCGGTGGACGGCTCGGTGGGAATGGCCGCCGGGTACGCTCTCGGGACCGGCATGTGCATCGGGATGGCTTGGGTTTTCAACCAGCCGGACTTCACGCGGTAGATCAGACGGGCGAACCTCGTGCTCATGTGACACACTGCATCAAACCCATGCACTGAGGTCATGACATGAAGTTCCTCTTCCCCATTCTCGCCCTCGCCCTCGTCGGTGCTTGCACCACCACCTCCGAAGTTCCAGATGCGGGCGCTGACGCCGGTGAAGTCAGCGACGCCGGTGAGGCCACCTCCGATGCTGGTGAGGCCACCTCCGATGCTGGTGAGGCCACCTCCGACGCAGGCGCGAACGACGCTGGCTCGGAGGTCCCCGATGCTGGTTCCTCCGACGCAGGTGCGAGCGACGCCGGCTGACGGATGAGTGGACTTGGCCCGAAAGGGCCAGGTCTACCTCTTGAATCCAGGCTCTTCCGGCAGGACGCATCCATCCTGAGATGTACCCTCAGCGCATGGAGTGCGTCATGAAGAAGACCCTGATTGCTCTTTCCGCCCTGGCTCTCTTCGCTCTCGGCTGCCCCAAGCAGTGCGACGACGAGCCTTCCCAGGCTGTTGCCGACGCCGGGAAGGCTGAGGCTTCCGCCCCGGAAGCCGTGGCTGATGCTGGTGCTGGCGAACCCGAGGCCAAGGCCGATGCTGGTGAGGCCGCTGCTGAGGGCGAGGCCGCGAAGCCTGGAAAGGCCGACGCGGAGAAGCCCGAGTCCGCCAAGGGCAAGAAGGGCGAATGAAAGCGGCCCTCATCATCCTGGCGATTCTGGCCTGCATCCTTCTTTGGTGCGGGAACGGGTCAGAATCTCCTCCGGATGACGATCCCCCGACGGAGCCCATCGAGGAATAGGGATGGACCACAAGGCGAGGACTCTGGTGGCGAAGGCTTTGAGAGACGCAGCGAACGTCCTGGAGGGGAGGGGTCCAACCCATCCCCAGGCCATCTTTCGCTTCGGCTCCAAACCAAACCAAGCCCCCGTCATGCAGTTCCTTCGCGAGTTCCTCCAGGAGTACGCGGCAGCGGGGAACGACCTCATGGAGGGCAAACACCCGGGTGAGCGGGTGGAGCGGTTGCAGAACCTGGCGACACGCATCAACATGGACCTCGATGAGTTGATCGCTGCCGTGGAGGCGCTGTATCCATGACCCCCGAACAAGTAGTTGAGGCCCTCAGGGGCATGTCCAACAAGGACGTTCAGAAGGTAGCGGAGCTGGCAACCCGTTTGTTCACTCAGCGCGCCGACGACATCTACTCCGAGGACCCGGAGAACAACGGGCGCCCGGCCCAGCACTGGGCCGACATCGCAATGCTGTTCGAGCAGATCGCGTTGGTCGGCGAAGAGCCGGAAGACGACAACCCCGTTGACGATCCGGAGCTTGAGCAGGAAACTCCCCGCCCTACCACGGTATCCCAGGCGATTGCCGCATCGGGACGAGATCCGTGGGGTGGGCGGTGATGCGTGAAGCCTCTGTTCAAGACCCCATCGCAAGACAAGAACAAGTACCATGATGTGGATACCGTCGTCCTCGACGTGTCGTGGATGGCGAAGCGTCATGCCAACGCCCTCGGCAAACGGTTCCTGACTTCCGATGGCCGGATGAGCGGCCACGTCTACGGCGCGTTCAAGGACGTGAAGTCCCTCCTGGGCTCCCTGAGGCCCCGTAGGTTGGCGTTCGCCTACGACCGGGGGTACCAGTGGCGACTCGACCTCCTGCCGGACTACAAGGCGTCTCGGAGGCCCGTGAGCGGTACGCTGGACGCCTTCTCGCCGACTCCGGACCTGGAGCGGATGTTCCGGACCTTCCCCGGCCTTCACCTCAGCTATGACGATGCTGAGGCAGATGACATGGCGGCCTGGATGGCTCTGAACCACGAGCGCAGCGGCGCCCTGGTCATCTACTCCAAGGACAAGGACCTCTGGCAGCTCGTGTCCGATGCCGATGAGGTCGCCTGCATGTTCCCGCACAAAGCTGAGCCGCGTGCCAAGAGCCAGCGGTTGTGGGTGCGCGAAGCCATCGTCGAGAAAGACTTCGGGGTGAAGCCTCAGCATCTGGCCAAGCTCAAGGCCCTGGCCGGCGACACCTCTGACATGATCAAGGGGCTCACAGGCGGCAAGAAGTCGGGCAAGAAGGAGGCGGTCAAAGCCTTCGCCATGGACTCCAGCTCCGACGACTACTTCAACCCAGAGGTGGCTAACCCCAAGATCAACGCCGCCGACTTCCTGGTCCAGCCCTTGATGGATGAGCGGGATCGACTCCTGGCCAACTTCCAGGTGACCTCGCTACCCAACGCGGTCAAGCGCATCACTACCGAGCCCATCGAGAAGACTGAGGCCGATCTGGCCGGTGCTCTCGGCATTATGGCCGAGTTCGAGTGCGACTCCTTGATGGCCCAGGTCGAGCCGTTGTTCAAGGAGCTGACAGCTCCCTGAGCTTGAAGGCGCAGGCTCGGGTCAAAGCCCAGCGTAGCCACAACTCGTCCTTCCATAGGTCACGGTGGGCCACGTAGAACTGGTCATGGATGGACCGGACGTGATCCCAGCGCCGGATCGAATCCCAGTGTTCGCGAGTCGAGGCCACCGGTAGGGCTATCATGCGTTGCGTGAACTGTGACACGCAAACATATATGTCTGCTGGCTTTTCCCGAGAATCTACCCCAGACACCGTGTCGATCATGATGTCGTCGAAGGGAAAGTCCTCTGGGCTCGTGAAGCGGGCGCCTCGGCTTTTGACTTCCAAGGTGTAGCCGTAGACAGTGATGTCTACCTGGTCCTTGAAGTCCTTGGCTTCGGCGATGTTGTCGCGAACGATGAGGCGACCGATGCCAGCGTCGAGGCCCCAGCCCGTGATGCGCTTGTAGACGTACTCTTCCCACTTGCGGCCCTTGAGCAGCTCGGACTTGAAGAGTTCGTCGTTCTCAGACCAGGCAGGCACGCCTACTTGACTACCACAGGACCCTGAATCTCACCACACTTCGGGCACGGGGCATCCCGGTCCAAAGTCTGTTCCCATCGGTGGCTACACTTCGGGCACCGGTACACGCCGATTGGAAGGTCTTGAAGGTAGGACGGAATCTTCTTCTGTTTTCCCATCAGTCCTCTGGGCAAAGGGCCGCTGCGTTACAGGCGCAGCCTGGTTGTGTGGAACACGTCTTGTCGGTCGAGATACAGGCATCTCCGCACGCCTGCGAGGTCTTGCAGACCCGACAGCATTCGGCCTTCGGAGTACAGGGCTTCCCATTGTGGACGTGGGAGTGCTTCGAGACGAAGGTGTTCGAAACCCCCTGTAGCTCAGTGATCTTGCGGTCCCGCTCAAGCTCCCACTCGGTCGGCGGGTCTGCTTCGCTCCAGGCACGGTACTGGACCATCTCCTCGTCGAGGAGCTTCAGGCCCCAGACCTTGGCCATGTAGAGGTAGGCGCGAGCGACCTCCCCGAGGACAGCATCTCGTGGCTCCGCTACCGTGCTGTTCGTCTCGAAGTCACAGGCGCCATACTCCCGAGGCTCGCCAGCCACGGTGTCAAACTCCTTGTCCGAGCGGTCGGCGTTCAGCTCTCCGATCGCCGGCCAGAGATTCTGGAGGTCCGCCTCCATGGCCTTGAACTCTGGGTCAACCTTCCGGCAACAGTTCCGTGAGGAGAGGAGCCCGCCTGAGCTAGTGCGGCACTCCTCGAACGCCTCGCGCTGCTCCCAGCACTTGCGGCCCTTGCCCATCCGGGCAGCGGGGACGATGTGCTCCCATTCGATGCGGACGGTCCTCAGGTTCACGTCGCCAGAGGACGTGAACATGTTCCTCGGCACGTAGCCGCACTTGTCGTCGGAGACGTTGCCCTCGGCATCGAAGTCACAGCCACAGTAGAAGGTCTCACGGTGTGGGGCCGTGACCTCCATTGCCCGCTTCTTCGCCGTGGTGAACGAAGTGGTCGTGGGCCTGACCTCAGAGGCGACCACGGTGACCGCAACAAGGGAGGCAGCGATCACCGTGAGGACGATAGGTTCGAGCTTCATCTCCTAAGAGTGCATACTTGGGGTGTAGGAGAGAGGAAGCCGATGAACGCTGACGCCCGCGCAAAGGTCGCACAGACACTCCGAATCGCTGCCCGCTCCCTTCTTCAGGGTATGGCCTACGATCCAGACAGTGCGGCCGACCGAGCTGAACTGGCCAGCCAGCTCAAACAGAAGCTCGGAGCTATCGGCTTCGTCGAGTCCACTCGACGCACCCGTGACCCAGGCCGTCACTACAAGCGGCATGAGGCCGGTGGGTACAAGGGCAAGGAGCTGGTCCTGGTCTTTCGCCACCGCAAGGACCCGGGCCTGGTCATCAACATCTTCACCTCCATCGTGGAGGGCGGCGTCCGCACCAAGGGCGCCGACGCCATTCGCATCTGTACCGAGTACGAGACCAAGGCTCTTCGCGAGGACAAGGAGGAGGGCGCCTATTCCACTCAGAACCTCGTGTTCCAGCGTCCTCTCCAGAAGGGGCAGGAGCTGAGCCAGTGCCTCATCCAGCGGCGCGGAGCCTCGGTGGATGACATCGTGGAACGTGTCGTGGAACGTGCCCGCGCAGCCTACCGGGCGCTGAACCTGGTGAAGCGATGCACTCGCTGTCAGGCGCCGATGGCCCTGTCCAAGCAGGGCAAGGAATACTGCGCTGAGACCTGCTGGAAGAGGTAAGCCGTGGCCTTCGCCGACTACGACATCGGGTACAGCTTCTACAACGCCAGCTACATGGAGAATGCCCCGAACGGGACCGCTCGTCTCAACGCGAGCGTTACTCCGAACCCGTTGACGACAACCGGGGCGTACTGCCGCGAGTTCCGGCACGTTGTCACGGCCGCTGCGTTCACCCGCGCCAGTGAGTTCAAGGCCGAGATCAGTGCGGCAGTGGCGGGAGGCAACTTCGTCAATACCCCAAGCACTGTTGCCCTCTCCTTGCGTGCTCGGGTCCGCATGAACTTCCAGAGCGGGACGTACTCGAATACGATCACGAACCCGCTGGTCAGCTTGTTCGCCTTCGCCCCGCCTATCGGCACTGATGCCAACTTCGGTGGGGGCTACGAGCTGGCGCTCCAGCAGGACACGTCCACGACAGTGAGGCTTGCAATCCGGGCCTCGACTGGCGGGCTGTCCCGCGCTACCGGCGCGGCAGCTCAGGCGGCTTCGGCCCACCGGGTGACGTGCTCAGGATCGTACACCTTCAACACCTGGTATCACATCCGAATGGACGTGGTGCCCAATGGGACCTCGCAAAAAACCATCACCGCGTTCACTTCCGCTGATGAAGGAGTGACCTGGGATCAGGTCGGCTCCTACACGGTCACCAGCGCGGACTCTGGCATCTGGTCTTCAACTGGTCGGTGCGGTTTCTCGTCCTATCTCGCTACTTCCTCAAGTAGCGCTATCACCCATCGACACTATGTCGATGACTTCCAAGCGTACTCCGTGGCGGTATGATCGTAGGGCTCTTGATTGCACTGATGGTCCCCGGCCCCATGGCCCCGGGCTGGGACGCCGCGATGTGCTTGCCTGGTAGGTCTGACCCTCCCCGCTACTACTTCTCGGCCTGCGAGCCTCGTGCAGTTGACTGGGAAGGCTTCTGCTCTCGCTTTGGAACACGCTTCTCGGTGAGGACTGGGCTCAAGACCTCCAAAGAGGAGTGCCTTGATGCGGTGCGCCAAAACCATCCCAACATGAGGCGGTATCGCGACCGGAAGCAACCGCTCATCTGCGACTTCAACATCGAAGGTCCGTTGCCATCTTTCTGCTATGGCCCTTGACCTCAACAATCGGTTCCAGCATCAGCCCTGGTACATCCGTCTCTGGCGACGACGGCATCTCATTCCAGTGCCCTTCCTGGCTCTTCGCGGATGGATTCGCTGCTGGGGCCTCCCGGACAACGAGTTCCGGATCATGTGGCGAATAGCGATGGGAGACGCTTGCTTCAAGATGCAGTGGTTCTACACCCAGGAAGAGGTTATGAACCAACTCCGCCCTCGGAAAAGCGGAGAACCCCCCTCGTAAGCTCCGCAACTCAGGTCCGGGTGTTCGAGTGGCCTGAGCGCCCAGGCCCCACGCCTTTCCTGATGGCTACTCCCGGCTCGACGGCCTGCTTCAGCCGGTTGTGACCAAGGGGGTTCCCCGATCAAGAGTCACCATTCGTCAGACCGAGGCGGCGAAGTTCCTTTCGCCCGAGCTGGCGGCGCTTCGCACCCACAGGGCAGTACACCTTGAGGGTCCCGTACTTCGCCTTCACCTGGTTGAGGTCGGGCGGGACGTGGCCCTTGGACCAGCGGCCACCGGTGGATTCCGTACCACCCACACGACCGAAGAAGTGGTCCTCGGGGCCGTACTCCAGGTTCACGCGCTCGGGAACGACCTCCTTGTCGCGGTAGAGGCGGGGCGGCACGGTGGTCCGCTTGGTCACTTCTCCACGTTCGCCCCACTTCACTCCCTTGGGCAGGGGGACGATCTCCAGCTCGTACCAGATGCCGTCCTCCTTCACGAAGTGGCGGTATCCCTCCTGGTGGGCCTTCTTCTGGACCTTGCTGGCAGGCCAGAAGCTCTTGCCTTCGGGCAGCCGCTTATCCCTGGTGTCCCAGAGGATACCGGTCACCGGGTGGATGAAGAACCGAGGCCACTGGTTGCGGGTGTACGGCTTCCACCCCTGACGGCCGTTGATCCGGAACTGGTCGTAGTAGCGGAGGCGGGCCTTGTCCCGCTGAACGTGCTCAGGCGAGTGGTGGTAGCCCTGGTAGGGCATACGCCGGTGAGCCTCGACCAGGGTCCCGCAGTCCGCGACCTTGACGTTGCGGTCCACGTACTGCCAGAGATGCTGCATGATGTGCATCTGGACAGTGTTGTTGGGGCTCAGATTCTCGCGGATCTCCGAGTAGACCTTCGACCAGGGCTGGCCAACCCGACTCTCCAAGAAGCGCTGCAACGGGTTCAGAAACTCATTCAGCTCCTTGGCGTACCAGCCGTAGTTGCGGTGCCCGCTCATCGGCTCCCGCTTCGGAGCCTCCTCGGGGCTCTGGTGGAACCGCTCGCGGGAGCGGCGCCGGTGCTGGCGCTTGAGCTTACGGGCGCCATCGCCGCCATTGATGCGCCCGTCCTCGACGAGCACCTTAGCCATGTCCTTGCGCATGACGAAACCTTCCGGCTCGCCCGCTGCGCGCACGAAGGCAGTGCTAGCACCGTGCTAGCACTCGCCTTCCTGCTTGTTCTGACGCAGGAAGCGAACCTAGTTCTCTGGCTCAGGGCCAGAGCTGCTTGTCCTGCTTCGTTCAGTCGTCAGAGCGAACATGTCGCCTCCTCGTTTCCGGCACCCTATGACCTGGTTTGTTTGGGTGTCAAGCACAGGTCACTTCGCATCCTAGCTACAGGATACGGCTTCATGCCTTCGGCCGCCGGTCTTTGCAGGAGACGCCAATCATGAATCGCACAGAGAAGATGGCCATCGCTCAGGTTCTGCTCAAGGCCGCTGCTGCCCTGGAGGCCATGGACAACAAGCCTGGGCAGAAGATCAAGGCAGCTCTGTCCGAGGGCGAGTTCTGGCGCATCGTCGATCAGATCGGCTGGGGCACCAAGACCACCGACTACAAGAAGATCAAGAAGGCTCTCATGACGAAGTTCTCGCCCGAGGAGGCTGAGGAGTTCAGCGACATGAAGAGCATGTTCGAGGGCAAGCTCTACCAGCGTCTCAAGCAGAAGACCGACATCTGGCTCGGTGGTGACAGCGGCAGCGACTTCATCGCCCACATCGTCGGACTCGGCAAGGACGAGTACGAGAAGGTGATGCAGCATCCCACCTATGCCGAGGAGCGGTACAACAGAGGCGACTTCGTGGAGTCATTCGACTACGCCGTCCCCTTCAAGTCCGACTACCAGTACCTGATGGCTGACAAGTACATCGAGCGGGCCAAGCGCCTTCTCGATGAGAACTATCCACTCGACAAGGAGAGCGACGAGCTGAACCGCTGGCGAAACCCGATTCGGGAACCCGAGTCGCCCCAGGGTCAGCGCAACATGAAGATCGTCCGCCAAGCCCTCCAGAAGCTGGCCCGTGGCGATGTTGATGGTTTCCGCCGCTTCGAGCAGCAGGTCCGCAAGGCAGCCGGGGAGCTGGAGGATGAGATCGGCTCCAACAGGTGGGCTGTCTGGAACATCTACACTGACATGTCCGATTACATGGACTGAGGGTCAGAGTACACACGTCCAACGCATCCTGATTCAAGGATACACCGAGGAGAATCCATGGCCCTCTACACCGTGACCAACCTGACCAATGGGACCGTCATCCCGCCCCCGCCCTTCGGTCGTACCCTCGGCCCGCACCAGCGGGTCCAGCTCTCGGCCAAGGTGGCTGACGCTGAGAACGACGCCGTTCAGGCGGCCATCAACAAGGGCCTCATCTCGGTCACCTCCGCCAACGACCCCAACTTCTCTGACGCCATCGAGGGCGGAGCCACCGGTGCGGCTGGCCTGAGCCCCGGGGATGTCGGGACCTCGGCACTGGCCAACGGAGCCGTCCTGGCCGCAAAGGCGGCGGTCTTCGTCTCCACCGAGCAGGCAGCCACCGGTGCCCCTCAGAACGTCGCTCATGGTCTGGGCGCGGTTCCTTCGCTCGTTCTCGTCGTCCCCACCGATGGGCATGACGGTGCGGGCTCGCCCGGAACCCAAATGCCGGACATCGCTGAGGGCGCGCACGATGCCACCAACGTGGTTGTGACCGTGACCGCCGGGGCGAGCTTCAAGGTCCTCGCCTGGGCCTGATGTCCCACCCCTAACGGGGAGTCGATCCAGTCATACTGGATTGGGCACATACTGAATCAAACCCCTCCAACGGAGACAAGGACATGGCAACTTTCCGTGTGAACAATCTGAGCGGCGGCAAGCTCGCCGTGCCCCCTCCCCTCGACGTGATCCTTCCGGCCGGTGGTTCGGCTGACGTGGAGGCCGCTTCGGCCGACACGCCGGCAATCGCCCTCCTTCAGGATCGTGGTCTCATCAAGGTCACCCAGCTCACCTCGGGCGCGGCCTCGGACGCCACGGAGGCCGCTTCGCTCGGCCTCTCGGGCACCAGCTCGATGACCAAGATCGGCACCATCGACAACCCCGTGGTCATCGGTGCGGGTCAGACCATGACTCTCACCCACAACCTCGGCAACAAGGCGGATACCGTCGATGTCTACGACTCCGACGGCGCCAACTTCACGGCCGACGCCGACATCACCGTGGCCCAGGCCGACGCCAACACCCTCGCGGTGACCTCCGCAGCCGGCGGCTCGTTCGTCATCGTCGTGTCCTTCAAGGCCAGCGTGGACAACGACATGGGCGCCAACCTCGATCCGGCCGACTCCCGCATCGCGGTCGCCTGATCTGGTCCAAGACCTAGAGCAGAAGAGGGGGCCAAGGCCCCCTCTTCTGTTTGGTATGCTTGACGCCTCGCCATAGCTGTTTATCATGGTGTTGAAGGGAGAACAGCCATGCAGGTAGGTCGTCGAGATCGGGTCGCGGGTGGTCGGAAGGAGCTGGTTCAGCGCCATGGCGGTGGCAACGGCAACGGAGGCAAGCGTCGTCGTTCTGCGGGTCGCGCGGAGAAGGCGATTGAGACCAAGGTCCGTCGTCAGGGCAAGAAGGACTGCCAGGACTACTAGAGCGAGTTGAGAGCGGCCTGGTAGAGCTTCGGGAACCAGGGGGCCACGTTACCCGGGAGGAACCCCAGCGGCAGCCAGACATGGGCTGCCGCTTCGTCGTTCCGGGGTCCATCGAACATCCTGTACACCTCCCAGGTGAACAGGCACTGGCCCCCCAGACGCCCCACAAAGACGAGTTCGTCGGTTGGTGGGGTCACGCCCACCTCTTCCAAAAACTCGCGCTGGGCGGCCTCTCGGGCGCCCTCGCCGGGCTCTATACCGCCGCCCGGGATGTTCCAGGTCAGGGGGTTGGATACCCGGGCTGAACGGAGCTGAGCCAGGTAGACCTGCTGCTCTCGATTCCAGGCGAAGATGAATGCCCCGAACTTCGCCATGGCTCAATCCCTGTACTGTCGAGGGAGACGCAGCTCCGCCGCCAGGTCCTGAAACTTTGGGCCGTGGCTGTTCTTGGTTTCCTCTTCGGCCAACACGTAGTGAATCAGCTCGTGCTTGATCACGATGTTCGTGTACTCGGGGTCCTTCAGAGCGTTGGGATGGACCGTAAGGATGCTGTACGGAACCTCGTCCTTCGGTCCCTCGTGGCGGCCGATCTTGCCGGGCAGGACCGGGGCTTCGGAGACTCCGACCGATAGGCCATTCAGCTCCGGCTCGCGCTGGTAGAGGTTCTTGAAGGCTGTGACCACAGAGGGCAGCATCTTCTTCGCTTTGGCGGCCAGGGCGCGGCTGGCTAGCAGCCGGTGCTGCATCCGCTGGATCGCCGCCGCGTCACCCATGAGCCGGGCGGTGTCCATCTCCCAGAGGAAGGCCCTGGTCCAGTGGTCCCGGTGACTTCTCAGGTCGTTCGTGATCACGAGGTCAGGGGTCGTGTAGATGGTGGTCGAGAGGGTCCACCGGTCGTTGTGGGAGACCGTGTGGCAGGCCACCACCACGGCCATCTCCGGGTCGGTTGGGTCCGGGGCGATGTAGCGCCATCCCCCATCGATGCGCTCGACTGAGGCGGCGGGCGCCGCCTTGGCCAGTTCGTAGCAGAGCCGCTCGACCCCAGTCCAATCACCAGCCGGGTAGTCGTGCTGCTGGTTGAACCGGGCCAAGCACGCCTTGACGTACTTGCTGAAGTCGGTGTCCGGGTGCTCGTCTTCCCTCAGCTCTGCTGAGAGCAGAGCCCGAGCCGACGCCCGGAGGCTGGCGGCTACCAGGCGTCGGGTCGGGAGGTCCATGGGCTTCAGCTCTT